CGGAAGGGCATGACGCCGGACGGCAAGAAGCGGCAGGTGGACCTGAACTACGCAGTGAGGCGATGGCCAACGCCTCGGAGCGTGGAGTGGAGAGGAACGGGGCCGCCCGGGAGCAAATCGCAGGCCCATCGGCTCGCCCGCGGCTATCTGGATGCGACCGTCCAGGAGGCCGAGCATCCCTCGCCGCCTTCCGCGCCACCGTCGGACGCGCCCAATGGGAGCATGACCCGGCGGACGGGCCAACTCAACCCCGCGTGGGTCGAGTGGCTCATGGGATTCCCAATCGGGTGGACCGCCTGCGATGCCTCGGAAATGCAGTAGTGCCGCAAGTGGCCGAATGGATCGGGCGGCGGATCGTGGCCGCCATTACAATCCAGGAGGATCGAATATGAACATTCTTTTCTTGTCGGATCGGGAGCGATTCTGGCGGAACTGGTACGGAGCGATTCGCGAGTTGAGCGGTCGCGGCCACAAGTGCTCGTGCCTCACGGCGCCGGGCAAAAAATGGGCGCAACTCGACGAGGCCATAGCGCGCCTGAATGATCTCGGCGTCGCCGGCCTCTACGCATGGGACGGTCGCTGCGACCTGCGGACGTGGTACGTGCAAACTCTCTGGAGCCAGGCGTGGGATGCGATCTGTCTTTGCCCCGAGCACGTCACGCCGATGCGCTGGACGCGATGGCTGCTGCATCCGCCCGATCCAAAACCCCGCCCCGCCCCGCCCGTCATTGCCATGGAACATGGTCTCGCGCAAGGCCCCTATCGCGGCCAGGGCCGCTACTGCGACCACTTCCTCTGCTGGGGCGTGATCGGACGCGACCTCATGGCCGGCGCCGAGCCAAAATTGCACACGACGGGCACGACGCGATTTGATCAATATCGCGCGGGGGATGCGGTCGATGCCGGATTCGTCCTCGCCATCGCCTCGAGTCCGCACGACGAAACGGGCACTTTCCCGGGCCGAGGCTGGCTCGATCGTGCCCGCGCAGCCGCCGGCGCCCGCCCGCTCGTCGTCAAAGTGCATCCAAACGACGATCAATTCGTCCCGCCTGCCGACACCGCCTCGCTCCGCTGGCTCCGCGCCTGCGACCCGCCGCGGGAAGCGCTTCGAACCTGCCACGCCGTCTATCTCGATTACCCGTCGTCCTGTCTGATCGAGGCCCTGAGTTACGGCAAGCGCCTGATCCTCGACGGTTGGGTCAAGGAAGTCTTCGCGAGCAAAACGCTCGGCGATGCGCTGCTGCCAGGCGACGCCGCCGGCCGCATCGCCGACAAAATTCTCGAAATTGCACAGGAGGCCGGAGCATGAATATAGCAATCGTCACCGCACGGGGCGGATCGAGCCGCCTCGCCGGCAAGCACACGATGCGCGTCGGGCCGAAACAATATCGGCTGATCGAATATCCTCTCCGGGCGGCGCTCGACGCCGGACGAGTCGATGCCGTCTATCTCGCAACCGACAGCGCCGAACTCGGAGACATTGCGCAGGGGCTCGGCGCCCGGCTCCTGCGCCTGCCGCCGGGACTCTGCGGCGACGGCGGCACCCAGGCCGCCTCGCTCTGCTGGGCCGTCGGCAAACTCGATGTCGATTCGCAGTCGCCGATCAAAAACATTGTGACCCTGCTCGGCAACACGGTCATGATCGAGCCGGAAGATATCGACCTCGCCCTCGACACGCTCGACATGCGCCCCGAGGCGACGTCGGTTATGAGCGTCTGGCAGGCCGAGGACGATCATCCGATGCGCGCGATGGAATTATCGTACGATGGATTTCTCGCGCCTTACAATCCGGCCTCGACGAGCGACGTCAGCAACGTCCAGACCTACTCGCCGGCCTATTATCACGATCAGGGCCTCTGGGCGTTTCGCAAAGAATGCGCCTACGAGCAGAGCGGACCGCCGCCCTGGACCTGGTGCGGCAAGCGCTGCCTCGCGCTCACTCGCCCCTGGTTCGTGGGCCGCGACGTCGATGTCAAGGCCGATCTCGAAATCGCCGAATGGTACCTGCAACGAAAGGAGACCGGAAATGGCCGTTGATCGCGTGAGCATTTACCGCATCGTAGACCTGAGCACGATCGTCGAACGCGACAATCCGCGCCTGCACAAACTGGCGCGATACAAACTGGACGAAACCTTTGACTATCACACAAAACTGACTTGTGACAGTCACCTCGGGACGCACGTCGAGAGTCCATATCACTTTCACGACCACTGGCCGGACCTGGCGTCGCTGCCCGCGAGCGCGTTCATGGGAACGGCGTGCCTGGTCCGGTTGAAGGTGCCGCCAAGGGCGCCCATCACGCCGGAAAATTTCTTCGACCAGCTACCGATCACTTACAACCATCTCTACGACATGATCGTCCTGCTCGACAGCGAGCATCATTGCGAGCCGTTCAGCGAGGACGAAAGCGACCAGCGGCCGCGCCTGACAAAGGAGCTTGCGGCCGAACTCGCCCGGGCCAGGATCAAGGCGCTCGGTTTCGGAGACGGGATTTCGATCGAGCACGACGTGCAGGAATCGCTTGCGATTCACGCGATTCTCATGTCCCGCAACATCGTCATGATCGAGGTCCTGCGAAACTGTGATCAACTCCACGATCCCGTCTTTTTCTTCGCCGCGCTGCCGATGCCGATTCGCGGCCTCGACTCCTCGTGCGTCCGTGCCGTCGCCATCGAGGGCATGCAGAATTTCACCCACCCGCTGCCATAAGGAGATATTGACGTGACTGAATCGCAACTCGCGGAGGCGCGGCGCCTCTACACGCTCTACTGGGGTGCGCACCCGAGATTCAACGTGCTCGAACGCATCCAGCCCGGGACGCACGTCCTCGACCTGGGCGCCGGCAGCGGACGCGCTGCCGACTGGTTCCTGCAGGATGGTCGCGGCACCGACCTTCTCTACTGGCACGGCGTCGATCTGAACAAGCCGAAGCCGTCATACGCGAAACACGTAGAGTGGCGACAACTCGACCTCGACCAGGAACCGCTGCCCTGGCCGGACGATTTCTTCGGCGCCGTCTGGGCGACGCACATTCTCGAACATCTCAAGAGGTTGCCCTTTACAATGAGAGAAATTGCGCGCGTGGCGCGCCCCGCAGCCATCATCTACGCCGAGACGCCGACCCGCCACAGTCGCGTAGTGGCGACGCGCAGTGAACTCGCGTTGCGCGGCTACGAGGTCTCGATCGGCAATTTCAGCGACGATCAGACGCATCAGCGGCCCTTCGAACCATGGGAATTGCGGGACAGGCTCGGCGCATATGGCTTCGCCCCCCTCGAACATGGCACGATCTGGAATGATCGTCTCAGCTCAGTGCTGTTCGAGTCCGGGCGCGAAATCAACGACCCGCAAATGACAACGTGCGGCTGGTGGCTCAAAACCGGCTGGGCCGGCTACGCCATCGGCAGAAAGCGAGGAGACTGATGACTCCCGAAACCCTGTTGCGAGCGACCGAGGCCATGCGCGACCTGCCCTGGGAGCGAACGCGAAGCACCCGAACCCTCGCCGCCGTGCTGCCCGGCCTCATGGTCGCCTGCGGCGCCCGCACCGCCGTCGAAATCGGCATCTGGAACGGCTTCGCGACCGCCGTTCTGGCCCGCATCCTCGCCGCCATCGCCCCCGGCGACGGACTCCTGATCTCGTGCGACATCAATCCCGACTATTGCAAGCAGGGCCGCGCGGCCACCGCCGATCTCGGCGACTCAATCCGCCACGAAGTGATCGCGAGCGACAGCCGCCTCGTCAACTGGCCCGCCGAACTCGCGAAAAACGACCGCGACGAGATTGACATCGCCTTCATCGACGGCTGCCACGACTACGAAGTCGTCGCCGACGACATCTATCACCTCGCGCCGCTCGTCCGACCCGGCGGATTCCTTATCTGCCACGACTATACGCCGAAATATCCCGGCGTCTGGCAGGCAGTGAACGAGTTCGCGCTCGGCAGCCACATCTTCGTCATTCCATACGACGCCGAAAGCGGGTCGCTTCCCTGTGCCATTCTCCAGAGGTCAGTCTGATGAAACACATCGGCCTGCTGACGTGCCGCAACGAGGTGGACATTATCGAATCCGGCCTCGCCGGCCACGCGCGATATTTCGACACCATCGTCGCCATCGACGGATCCGACGACGGCAGCCGCGAAGTGATCGAATGCTGTCCCGAGGTCGTGAAATGTTTCCACGACGAGGACATTCTCGCGCCCGGCGAGCGATTCAGCGACGGCCACCGCAGCGTCGCGCTCCAGTGGATCATCGAACACTACGGATTCAGGGACGTCTGGGTCACGCTCCTGCACCCTGACGAGTTCTGGGAAGACGATCCGGTCCTGATGGCAGAATTCGCCGCCGACGATGCCGCCACGTTCGTCCTCTGGGCCGAATTTCGCTTCTTTCTGCCCACGGAACTGCAATTCTGGTGGCGAGACGCCCCGGCCCAATTCCTCAGTCTCACGGCCGAGAAGCGCCTCATGTATTATGCCGGCCCGTTCTTCGAGCGGCGGCAATTCTCGCTCAAAACGCACAGACACTACATCGTCGGTCGCGACCACGACACGCTGCCCGCCCCCGTTACGGTTCCGCACATGCGCTGGCACCACATTCCCCGATTCCGCCACTACCCGTTTCGCAGCCCGGATCAGATTCAGAAACGCGCGAGCGAGCGTGGGCGGCGCATGATCCAACCCGATCACGACCCCTTCGTCGAGCAGCCCTTCGTTCGCGCCTTGCCCCAGCCGTCGAACTCGCCGCTCGCCGCCTGGGACAATGTCGGAATCTACGACGGCCCGGGCAGCCTCCCAAACCCCGCATCGTTTCTGCCCGCCTGGTGGCGAGGCTGAAAAAGGCCCTCGATCCGCCCCATCTGTCAAGCAATTCTTGCCGGATGGTGCGAACTATTTTCGCCGGCGCGCGTGTACTGTTTTCGCGCCGACGGTATCAAAAACGCGGTTGACCCCCCTGAATCAAACACGCAGGTCGCGTACTAATTTGCCAAAACAGTACAGACCTCCTAAATCTCGCCTTCGCCGAGCCTATAATAAAGATGAACGAGGGGCGGACTGACGACGCCCCGAGAAACAGACCCGGCCGGCCAGCCGGGAACGTATTGAGGCAACGGCTGTGTGGAGCCACACCTCCCACAGCCGTTGCCTCTTTTTTGTGGCCTGGAGCCCGATGAATCGCATCCTGACCGGCGCCTGCGACCGCATGATCCATCCCCTACGGACGATTCTCGTCCTTTGCGGCGTCGCAGACGAACGTCTTGATCCTGAACCCTTCTCGCCGCCGCCCCACGCGGCACTGACGCGCACGGCCGCAAAGACCCCTGAGCCCCGCACCACGGAAGCCGCGTAATGGCCTTTACAACCTGGGCTGCGCTCAAAACCGCGATCCTGAACGACCTCGCCGACGGCTCGGTCCTGACCCAACACTATTCGATCGACGGACGCTCGCGCTCGTTTCACAGTCTCGCCGAGGTTCGTGAGTTTCTGGCGTTTTGCGACTCGAAAATCATGTCCTCGAACGCCCAATACGACCGCCACACACACGTCAAGTTCGCGAGGCCCCGCTGATGAGCGCATCCCGCAGGAAATTCGTAGTTCCCGCCCCGAACGGCCTCGAACGCGCCATCGCGTTCGTGAGTCCGCGCCTGGGCGCCGACCGCTGGCGCTCGCGCGCCATGCTCGCCTGGATGCAGCACTTCGGCCCGTTCGGGTCGCGCGGCATCGAGGGCGCCGCCGGCCACCGACTCCGCGCCGACTGGACCAGCGCGATCAAAGACGCGGACACGGCGACGCGCTACGACCGCAGCAAGGTCCGAAACATCGTCCGCGGCCTCATCCTCGGCAACCCCTACGCCGCCGGCGCGATACAGCGCCTCGTCACCAACGTCATTGGTCGCGGAATCAAACCCCAATGCCGCCTGCAGGCCGATACGGACAAAACGCCGCCCTACAATCGCAAACCCGGCTGGCAGCCTATCGCCGAACGCGAGGCCGAGCGCTTCCAGCTCGAGGCCGAGGCCCTCTTCGCCGAATTCGCCGAAGTCTGCGACGTCGGCCGCCGCCTGGATTTCTACGCCCTGCAGGATCTGATCGAACGCAAACTCGTCGAAGACGGCGAGATTCTGATTCATTTCCCCGGCGTCGATCGTCGACGCCGGCGCAACTACCCGGTCTCGTTCGGCATCGAACTGATCGAGGCCGACCGTCTCGGCACGCCCATAGACCGAATCACCGATGCCAACGTCCGCGACGGCGTCGAACTCGATCCCGAGACCCGCGAGCCGGTCGCCTACTGGATTCAGACCGATCACCCCGGCGACGATAAAGCGATTTTCTCAATCGGCAAGCATCGCCGTATCCCGCGCCTGAATCGCGACGGCTCGCTGCGCATCATTCATTTGTTCCCACCCCGCCGGCCGCGCCAGAGCCGCGGCTTCTCGGAATTCGCCCCCGCGCTGCACGTTTTCGAAGATTTGCAGCGCTACTGGGAAGCGGAAATCATGCGGGCGCGCATCGCCGCGTGTTACAGCGCCTTCGTCAAATCCGAATCCGCCCTCGACTGGCAGCAAAACGCCGGCGACGCCGACGACGACGGCTACAGGCAGCAGACGCTCGAACCGGGCACAGTCACCTATCTCAACAAGGGCGAAGACATTACGTTCGGGAACCCGTCGAGCCCGAACGCGCAGTTCGCCGCCTTCACCGAAGTGCTGCTGCGCGCGATCGGCGTCTGCCTGAACCTGCCGTTCGAGCTTATCGCGCTCGACTTCTCGAAGACGAACTATTCGAGTGCGCGCGCGAGTTTACTTGAGGCCCGGCGCAACTTCCAGAGTCGCCAGCAGTTCCTCATCACGAGCATCTGCAAGCCGATCTGGGAAATGGTCATTCGCGAGGGCATCGCGACCGGCCGCCTGAGCGCGCCCTCATTCCGCGCCCGCTCGCGCGACTATCTCGCCTCGTCCTGGGTGCCCCCCGCGTGGGGCTGGGTCGATCCGGTCAAGGAAGAAACTGCCGCCCGCGAATCAATCGCCGCGCTACTCAGCACGCACGCCGACGAACTCGCCGCCCAGGGCAAAGACTTTGACCAGGTCACCGAACAGGCCGCGCGCGAGCACAAGCGCCTCAGGGCCCTCGGTTTGCCGAGCCCCTGGGACGAGGTCGCCGCACCGGAACCAGCCGACTCTGCCGGCGGCGCCGCCGCCAAGAAGGAGATTGAAGATGCCCTCGCCGAATAATAGTCCCGGCCCGAACCCGCAGCTCTTCTATCGCGCGCACACAATCCGCGCGACCGACGTCAATGAGGAGACGCGCGAAGTGCGGCTGACTTTTTCCAGTGAGGCCCGCGTCAAGCGCTGGTTCGGCGTCGAGATTCTGAAGCACGGCCCCGAGAACGTCGACCTGAGCCGCCTCGAGAATATCGGCGCCGTCCTGGTCAATCACGACCCCAACCAGATCGCAGGCGCCATTCGCGACGTTGAAATCGGCGCCGACCGCCGCGGCCACGCCGTCATCGCCTTCGACAAGGATCCCGCCGGCGAGGCGGCGTTTCTCAAGGCCCGGTCAGGCAGCCTGCGCGGCGTGTCGGTCGGTTACCTCATCAACCAGGCTCGCCGCGTCCTCGAAGACGAAACGTACGTGGATCCAGACCTCGGCGAACTTGAGGGACCGACGTTGATCGCCGAACGCTGGACGCCGTACGAAATCACACTCACCCCCATTCCCGCTGACGCCGATGTCGGCGTCGGCAGAGACGCAACCCGTTCGCTCGACGGGATCCTTATCGAGCAGGCAGCCGAGTCCACGGAAACGAAAGGAAAACCGATGGACGAGAAAGTCAAACAGTACCTCGTCAGCCGCGGGCTCGATCCCGAGGCAACCGAGGAAGTGGCCGAGCAGTTCCTGAAGGATCTGCCGGCGCTGGACGCCGCGCGGAAGCGCGAGGCCGAGACCGAGGCCGACCCGGAGCCGAACCCCGCGTCGCCGCCCGATTCGCCCCCGGCCCCCCGCGACGCGCTGGCCCTTTACAAGCGCTACCAGGCCGTGGAGATGGGCGCTCGCGCAATGGACCTTCTCGGCGAGGGCAAATCGGACGAGGAGATCGAGGAAACGATCCTCTCCGAACTCGCCGCCGCGCGCGGCAAGCCCGCCGGCAACGTCAGCGACGAAGCCGGCCAGTCGAAGGCCGGCGAACTCGATCCCGAGGCGCTCGGCCGCGCCCTGAGCAACCCCGTCCTGAGTTTCGCATAAACCTGAATTCTCGAACTGAGAAGGAGAAAAACCCATGGCAGTCAATGCAAAGCGCTGGCTGAGAGACGACGCCGGGAGCGAGAAGCCGCTCCGCATCCTCTTGCCGGTCGCCGCCGGCTCCACCGACACCATCAAGCGCGGCGAAATCTGCACCGACAACAGCGGAGTCTGGCACCCGGGCGTATCCGGCGACACGACCACCGTCGTAATCGCCGACCAGGAGCAGAAGTCGGACGACGTAGCCCGTCACCTCTGGTTCATCGTTCCTCGCCCGCTCGACGTGTTCGAGTTCGCTCTCTCGGCGGCTCGCGCAGTCGGATACGGCGACCCGCTCGCGATCTCGGATTCCGAGACGCTCGCCTACACGGCCGCCGGCACCAACGCCATCGCCCGCGCCTGCGACAACTCGAACCGTCCGCTCCCGGCCGACGAGAGCACGACGAATCGAAGCGTCTCCTACGTCCAGTGCCACATCGACGAACAAGCGTCGTACATCACGCAACTGACCGGCAATTCCTGACCCAAAAGGCAAAAAAACTCGAACTGAGAAGGAGAAGTGACCCATGGCAATTGACATTCAGTCCCGGCGCCTCGCCGAGCCGATTCGCATCGACGGGCACAGCGGCCTCGACATGGCTTCGCTGCGACACGTCGCGAAATCCGATCCGCAGGGATTCATGCGCGTCGTCCAGAAATCCATCGACGACGGCCACCTGAGCCTGTCGAGCGTTCGCGACCTCAAAGCACTGTACCAGGCGTTCGCCGACATCGCGGTGCAGATCGAGGTCGACGATATGGGCATGAAGCGCGCCATCACGACCTCGGCGTTTCCGGTCCTGACCGGCAACATCGTCGTCAAGGCGATCAACGACGCCTATCAGGCCGTCCCCACCATCGGCGACCAACTCGTCACCGAACTCGACGACGCAAAAGCGGTGACAGTTATCGCCCGCATCGCCCCGCTCGACAATCACGCCGAGATGGTGCCCGAGGGCGAGGACTTTCCCGAAGTCGGCGTCTCGGAAGAGACGGTCGAGATCAAAGAGCGTCCGAATGGTCGGATGCTTCGAATCACGAAGCAAACGATCGAGCGAAACGACATCGCGAACATCGTCTCGCGCATCAACGCGCTCGGCAAGTTCGCCGCGACGTTCGTCGAAAAACTCACGCTCAAACGGGTGATCGATCTCTACGGTTCCGGAGCGACGCCCGCCGCGCCCTACGCCTACAACCCGTCGGGCTCCGGCACGCAGCTGTACAACTCGACGGACGACAACCCCGGCACTCGCGCCCCGAGCGGCACCCGCTACACCAACAACGCGCTGGCCGACGAAACGGACCTCGACAATGTCCGAGGCCGCCTGGCCCTGCACGAAGACGATAACGGGAATCCGATCCTCATCCCGATGCAGAACATGATCGTCCTCGTCCCCGACGCGCTGATCAGCACGCTGTCGAAAATCAAAGGGAGCGAGACCCTGGTGTCGACGGTCAACGCCAACGTAATCAACCCCTACGGCCCGCGCGGCATCTGGTCCGGCTGGCGTCCGCTCTCGACACCGTTCCTGGACCAGTGGTCGACGAACGCCTGGTACATGGGCGACTTCAAACAGCAGTTCACCCGCAAATGGGCGCTGCGCATGGAGTATGTCACGCTCGGCGAGGGCACGGAATCGTTCCTGCGCTCCCGGGTCGCGTTCCAGGCGCGCGTCGCGTGGAATTGCGAAGTCGGTGCTACGGACTACGTCTACGTCATTCAGAGCCTCTCAGGCACCACGCCTCCGAGCTGACCGCCGTAACGGGAGCATGCCTCCTCGCTCCCGATCAGGGGCCGGACGCTCGCCCGGCGTCCGGCCCCGCCGCCCCGACGCGGCAGGAGAAGTGAATGTCGTTTCAAGCGCAGCTGAGCCTCGATCTCGCCCGCGCCGAATTCCTCGACTACGGCGAGGAGGTGTCCTACACCGCGAGCGGCGCCGCCGCCGCGACTGTCACCGCGATCGTTGTGCGTGAGGGCGTCGAACCCGAAGACGGGCCCGACGGCCTGACGCACCACGTTCACGCAGATGTTCGGACTTTCGCCAGCGACACGCCAACGCCTTCTTCCGCCGACGTTTTCGCATTCGCGAAAGAGGCCGGCGGCACGGCGGTCGACTGGAACGTCGTCGGGCTCCCGCTCGTACCCGGCGACGGCACCGTGCGCTGGCGCTGCTACAGGCGCGAGCCGGTCGAACGCGCAGCCGAGGGCCATCGCAGGGGGACACACTAGTGGCAGTGTCCGCAACCGGAATCGTGAGTTTGCCGCTCGAAAACCTCCGCACGCTCGTCGCCAACTCCGACGATTTTCAGACCTGGGTTTCAGCGGCCAGCGCCGCCGCCGCAAAAGCGCACATTTACGCCGTCGTCACGGACCCGCCTCTAGCCTCGAAACGCCCCTTCGCCTGCGTCCGCCACTGCGCGCCGTCAGAGTTCAGCATCGACGCCGCGACCGGCGCCGATAGTGGCGCCATCGAACTCTGGTTCGAGGCAACAATCGCCGCCGGCAACCGGGACGATGCCGCCGACGCCGAATTTGCCTTCACGAACGTCGTCGGCGCGATCATCTCCGACATTATCACGCTCTCGCACCAGGGCGGCTACATGCTGATTCGCGAAATCGAGTGCATCGACGGGCCCGCCCCCAACAGCAAAGACGAAACCGAGTCCGAAGGTCACTACTACGTCGCCCTCTATAAGGTTCACTGGGGAGTCCAGCCATGAGCGTCACCGCCCTCCACACCCTCTACGCGGTCGATGTCGATCCCATCACGGAGGCCAACGCCGTTTTCGTCGATCAGGTCAACACCTTTTCGATTGACCCCGCCCTGCAGAGCATTCTCCAATCGGGCGACGGCCAGGTCGACCCGACATTCGTCGCCGTCATGGCGCAAAGCCCGCGCCTGCGCTTCACCTCGACGGCGCTCGCCACCATTCTCGCCGAGGTTTCGAGTGCGTTTCTCACCAGCGGCATCAAAATCGACAGCGACGGGACGCACGACGGCCTCGAGGCGTTTTTTCACCAAATCACAGAGGGCGGCACCCGCACCGCCGGCGCGAATCACATCAAGATGACGATCAACGAGGGCCTCCTGATCCCGCGCCCGCTCAATGCGGCGCAGGGCGGCGTCGCCTCACTCGATCTCGAGGCCGTAATCGGATACGACGGCACGAACGAGCCGGTCGTGATCGCGACGGGGCAGTCGCTCATCGGCACGCCGGCCGTCGGCGAGATCTTCACGCTCGGCCCGGTCTCGCTCAACGGCACCACGATCAATGGCGTCCAGTCAATCGCCTACGACCCCGGCCTGCAGATCATCACCCAGAGCGGCGACGGTCAGGTCTGGCCGACGTTCGTCGCGATTATGAGTCGCCGCCCGCGCCTCGTCATCAACACCGTCGACGTCGGCGTATTTTCGACCTTCGGTCTCGACGGCACCGCGCAAAGCGCCACCGACTCCGTCGCCTATCTGCGCAAAATCGCCGAGGGCGGCACGCGCGTCGCCGATGGCACCGCCGAACACATCAAACTCACATTCGACGACGGAATCATCTACTGCGGGCCGATCTCGGGCAGCCAGGGCCAGGTGCTTGGCGCGCAACTCGTCCTCGAACCAACCTACGACGGAACCAACGCCATCGTCGTAATCGATGCGGCGTCCGCGATCACATGACAGGAGGCGACTGTGGCCGGCTTTCTCTACTTTCTGCCCGGGGCGCTCGAACAAACGCCGGCGCAGTTCGTCGCCTCGCGTCCGGTCCCGTTCGAGGGGCTTCGCTCGCTCCCCGAATGTGCCGTGCTCGAAGGTCCCGACGGCAAAGCGGGTTTGACGCTCGCGCTGCCTGACGGGCGCTCGCCGAAATTCGTTCCCAACGGTCAGAATTGGCAACAACTCCCCGCCGGCTGGTGGCTCGGGACCTGGCGCGACGCGCCCCCGACCCGCGACGATCTCGCGAAGCCCAGGATCCGCGCCGGCCACCCGGTCACGATCTGTGACCAACCCTGGACCGTGCCCGTCGCTCGCTATTGGCAGACGCTCGACGGCGCGCCGGTCTGGTCGCCGGCCACGCCGCAGACCTACACGCTCGGCAAAGACGGGGAGATTGCACTCGTCGAGGCCGCAGAGTGGCGCTGGTTCAGCGACATGGCGGAAAAATACTGGTCCGGCCTCGCGCACGGCTTCCAGGAATCGGACCTGAGCAAACTCGACATTTTCCGCATGGCCGCGCTCGCGCTCGGCGTCAACTACCGCGTCGGTACCGAGGAACTGCTCGTCCTGAAACTCCTGCGCGACGACGTAGCGATCCAGATTCTCAACGCCATCGTCGACTGGCCGGGCTTCACGACGATACTGGCGGAACTGAACGCAAAAAAAAACGCCTCAGCGGACGCCTCCTCGCCTGGCAACTCTGGCGAGACGGCCTCGCCGCAGGCTACCGACCGACCTTCGCCGACATCGAACTCTATAGCAGAGGCGACTGACGAATGATCGTGCTTCGCGCCAATATCGAACTCATGGGCGGCTACGAAGCGCTGCGCAAGCGGACCCCGAGGATCGTCAAAGAGGCGTTGGCCGAGGCCGCAGCATACTGGCACAAGAAATTCGCGCCCCGGCATTTTCGCTCGGGCGCCGCGACCCGTTATGGCTACACGCCGCGCTCAGAAAATTGGCGCCGCCGCAAGCGCCGCGTCAAGGGCCATGCGCTGCCCCTCGTCTGGACCGGGCGGACGAAGCGCCAGGTCACACGCGCGGCGCGCCTCACCGGCACTAGTCGCGCAATCACGCTCAACATGCATGTCGAACGCTACATCTTCTACCGTAAACACAGCGCGCGCGGCGAAATCAACATGGCCGCAGAAATCACGCGCATCATCAGCCCCGAAAAACGCGAAATTCGCCGCCACATGGACCGCGTCCTCGAACGCGGGCTCAGCGGCGTCACCGACAGAGAGGTCATAAGGATCTGACATGGCCCAACTGAAAACCATCTTCGCCGGCGACGCCGGCAAACTCATCCGCGAGCAGCAAAAGGCCATCGACAGCCTCAGCAAGATGGTCGACAAATTGCGCGAGACCGGCCGCGAGAGTCGCAAATCGAACACAGAACACAAAACCGGACTCAACAGCATCATCCAGGGTGTCGGCGCAGCCGCCCTTGGTTACATGGGCCTCAGCCAGGCCATCGGCATGGCCCGCCAGGCAATGCAGGCGCTGAATGAGGAGCGCGAGCGCGCCGCCTCGCAGATTCGCGAGGGCGAATTCGCCCGATCTTCTCTCGCGCAACTCGCCGGCGGCGACCCCGCCGAGATGCGCCGCATGCTCACGGCCGCCGGCGCCAGCCGCGTCGAATTCGGCATGCCCGACATCGCCGCGCATCAACTCCAATTCTCGCTCGAATCACTCGGCCTGGGCCGCGAGCGCAAACTCTTCGGCAGCCTCTACGGCGTGGTCGAGGAACCAGCCCAAATCGCCGAGGCCGTCGGCACACTCCAGGCCGCGATGGGTATCAAGGAAACAGGAAACGCACGCCAGGTCCTGAACAAACTCCTGGCCGCGTCTGCGGTATCGAAAACAACGCTCGAAGAATTTGGCCCGGCCGTTACCAGATCAGCGCAGGAAATCAAAGGCATCGGCGGGCGCGACGAGGAACTACTCGCAAGCCTCGCAGTCCTGTCGCGCGGCACGGCGTCAGCAGAAGAGGCCAGCACGCGAATCGGCGCCCTCGCGCGCGCAGGCCTGCGACATGGCCTTGGCGGCAAAGGGCTTCTGTCACTTGTCGATGAACTCGAAGCCAAGAACTTGAGCGAACAGGACATGATCAAGTTCCTCGGCCGCGCCCGAGCATATCAGGGCTATCAGCTTATTCGCGGCAATCGCGGGCTGATCGAGGAAACCCTGGGCAAAGTCAGCGCCGCGCAGGCCGTCGGCCCCCGGGACATGACCGCCGGCGTCCTCGCCACCGTCGAGAGCGACGCGCAGATCGCAGCGGCGCGGCAAACTCGGCGAACAGAACAGGAACTGCAGATCAGCGAAGAAGAGGCGTTTGGACCGCACGGGCTACGCCTGCGCGACGAAGAAGCTCGCCTGCGCCGAGGGCTCATCGCTCCCGGCATCCAAGGGCCTGAACGGCTCATACGCGGAGCGGCCATCGGCGCCGCACGCGAAATGACAGGCTCCGTAGCCATCATGCAGCGTCTCGACCGCATCGTCGACGTCTGGGAAAAAATGATGCGCCGCACGCCGAACATCTATGGCATCGCGTATCAGGCGGGTCTATTCGGCGGCACCGAGCCGGCGCCGACGCCCGCGCCGCGTCCGACGGAGTAAGAAAGCAAATGGCGAACCCGAGCATCGGCGGTTACGAATTCATCACAATCGGCGGCCGCCTGACGCCTGAGGCCGAGGAGCCCGTCCCCTTCACTCGGCCTGGCGTCGACGGGACAGGCTACGTCAAGGTCGGCGCGCGCGCGCCCGAACGCGAATTTATCGCCGAGCGTGATTTCGACAACGCGACCGACCTGACCGCTGCCATAAACAGTTATACAGCCCTGCGCAGCACACTCGTCACCGTCGTCGATGATGTCGGCGTCTCGGCCGCAAATGTCATGGTCCTCGATGTCGAGGTCGTCGGCACCAGGGCCGTCGCCAGCGCCGTCGGCGGCATCACAGCCGGCAACTATCTTCTGCGGATCCGATTCCGCCTCCAGATGACCTCATGAGCACAGTCGATGCCGTCAAATGGATCGCCTCTACACGCGAGACCTGGGCCGCCGAATGGACCGAACGGCCCGCCCTCGAGGTCCTGCGAGTCCGGTCGTGTCTGCAGCCGCAGCGCCCGTCTGCCGTCCTGCGATGGCGCTATGGCGAGGTCATGAACCAGGACGAAACGTCCTACAGCGCCGAGTCGCGCCTCTCGCTCGGCCGCCACTATCTCAAACTCACCGCCAACGTCCCTTCCGGCACCCTCTCCTGGTACGGGCGCATCTGGGACACCGAAGATCGGCCGCACGGTCGCAGCGCGACCGCGAGCGGCGAGCAGATCTTCCACGCCTTCGGCCTCGAAGAGGAACTATCTCGCATTGCCGTGACCGTCGCTTATTTCCACGACCCGAACGACGCCGACAATCCCGGCTGTATCGACTGGTCCCCGCCTTTCAATCTGCGCCACGATCGAGGCGCCGCGCCGCTCGGCAACGCGGCCACCGTCATCTACACCGCGCCGACAGGGACGCAGATCGTCTTTGCCGGCCGCGTCGACGGCATCTCGCCCGACACCTGGTCGTGGAAAGACATTGTCGACTATCTGTTCGCCAACATTGTTTCGACCGAGGTCACGTGGTCGATTCGCGACACGTCGGCCTATCAGGATCTGGACTATTTCGCGTCCGTCGTACAGGCCGACGGGCGCAGCGTTCGCGACATTCTGAATAGTGTGCTTGATCGTCGCCGCGGCTTCGTCTGGCACGTCGAAATGGCCGGCGATGAATCCGCCGCCGAGATCGTGATCGACTCCGTCCTGTCGAGCGACATCACCGTCAATGGCCACACGGTTCGCGACAACGACGACCCCGATTCCGTAACCGCGCACGGGACCCAGACCGGCCCCGAGGTGAGCATCCTGCAGGCCGAGTCGGCCCGATACGACGCCGTCGAGGTGGTCGCCGGTCGCCTCGTCACCTGTTTCAGCATCTCATATCAGGACGGGACGCTCGAACGCGCATGGACCGCAGCCGAAGAGGTCGCATATCTCGCCGGCGCGCAGGACGCAACCGGCTACGCCTCCTGGACCAAGGCCGAAAAGCAGGCGCGGAGCGATCGTCGCCGCGCCGCCGAGGACTTGGCGCGCGTCTTTCGCCTTTTTCGCATCCCCGCCGATTGGGATTGGACGGCAAAAGGCGGCGTCGGCGGCCTCGACTTCGCCTACGCCAACCCCATTTACGCCGACGGCGAACTCGACACGGCGCACGCGGCCGAATATTGGAATTCGTTCCGCCGCATCCTGCCGTATCTGCCGCTTGAAGACGGCCGCAACTACGCCAGCATGCACTTCCCGAGCGCGCGCATCACCGGCGATGAGCCGCGCTACATGACTCCTTTCGCAGTCGTGCGCGATGAGGCCGACAGCACCTGGCGACTCGTTCATGCGTTAGGGATGCGCGAACTCGGCGTCCCGAACGGCAGCGTCCGCGCGATCTCGCGCGAGATGGCCGTCGAAGTCTCGATGCATCCTGCCTATCTTCTCGCGCGCAATCACTGGACCGGCGCCGAGCCGGGCAAGGCCGAGCCGCGATTCGACTGGCAGCGCATGATCTTGACCGTCGCCATGGAGACGGACGAGCGTCTGCGCGTCGCCGTTGTGCGACCGGGCCACAGCATCAGCAACACGAGTCGCCTGCTGCGCATCTTCCAACCCGACATGACGCTCTGGTACCTGCTCCCGCAGACCGTCGTCGGCATCGACGCCGACGGCGACCTCGAGCGCGTCGCCGCCGGCGCGACAAAAGACAAACGGATACTGCGGGACGATACGAGCCGGGCCAGGGCACTGGCCGAGGCCGCCATCGCCTATTACGGCGCCGAGCGCGCAGCCATGCGCCTGCGCTGGACGGGCATCGACGATCATATCCCGCTCGCGCGCCTCATCACCACGGTCGACATCGCCACCGGCGAATCAATCACAGCCAACAGCATCGTCAGCGAAATCACATGGAACGCCGAATCGCAAACCACTGAGGCCGAGACCGACTTCCGCGAACTCGACATCAACGGTCTGTTTGGAATGGGCAAGCCGGGCGCGCCGACCGCGCGCAGCGCCCAGCAACTCTGGACGGTTGCCTACGACGCCGCCATGCGCCGGGCGCGCGAGGAGGAGCAATGAGCCGCGCCGGCATGGGCCTCGTCGCGCGTCCCAACGGCCTCATCCGCGTGAAAAACGAGAGCGCTGAAACCGCCCCGCAATACTGCGTCGCCTGGGTCAAAGAGCCCGACACCACCACCGGCGCCTGCAAAATCAACAAGCCCGGCAGCGCCTCGGGCTGGGCCAAATACAAACAGGTGATTCTGCAAGAGGACATTGTCTCCGGCGCCACGGGCCTCGCCCGCGCCTCCGGTACCTCATACCTCTGGTCCGATTCCCCCTATGTACCGTCCCCGGACCACATGGGATTCTATAAGGTCCGATTCACCGGCTATGCCGGTTACTGGCGCGCCGCCGCCGACACCGGCGGCCCGTTTTACGGCATCGCCCAGATCGACACCAAAGACGTCAGCGGCACCCGCTACCTGCTCCTCGTCCACATCCTCGAGGAGGAGTTGCGCAACAACACACAGTATTCGAGTTCATCGTCGAGCAGCAGTTCCAGTCAGAGCAGCCCGTCAAGTTCATCCTCGACTTCTTCATCCAGTTCCAGCACCAGCAGTTCGTCCTCTTCATCGAGTTCATCGTCCAGCTCCAGCACAAGCTCTTCATCTTCATCGAGTTCATCGTCCAGCAGCAGTTCTTCGTCATCATCGTCGAGCAGTTCCAGCCAGAGCAGCCCGTCGAGCTCTTCATCCTCGTCCAGTTCCAGCGAATCGCTGTCGTCCAGTTCGTGGTCGAGTTCGAGTTCATCGTCCTCATCGTCGAGCAGCAGTTCGTCATCTTCGTCGAGCAGCAGCAGCAGCCAGAGCAGCCCGTCCTCGTCATCTTCTTCCAGTTCGGGATCGAGTTCGTCATCCGATTGGTGCGTCTGTCAGAACTATGGCGAGCCCGAGACCTGCACGGCCTGCGGCGACGACGCGACGCCGGGGGCAGTCTGCGTCGTCATCTCGGGCCAGACGACGCCCGCCGGCGCCAACGGCACTTACCTTGCAACTCAGACCGCCGCCTGCAGCTACAGCGACGGCGACCTGACAGTATTTTTTGACACTAACTCAGTGCGCGTCGTCTGGAACGATGGCGTCCACATGGTCGAGTGGTTCATCGTCACAGCCTCGCCCTGCAGTTACGGCGGCGCCGTGCCGATCGCCGACTGGAGCGGCCCCGGCGCCACCGGCGACGGCACCTGCACCATTCAAATCTGCGTCAGTTCGTCTTCGTCGAGTTCGTCGTCTTCATCGTCGAGTTCGCCGTCATCCACTTCGTCCTCGTCATCGAGCAGTTCATCGTCTTCCTCTTCGAGTTCTTCGTCATCCACTTCGTTCTCGTCATCGAGCAGTTCGTCATCTTCGTCGAGCAGCACTTCATCGTCCAGCGCTACCGGTGGCGGCGGAAATTCCTGCTGCGGCGAGTGCTATTGCTACGTGGAGGCTGGTTCGGCGCAAGAGCAGCTCGAATGCCAGATCGCCGGAGGATTCTGCGACAGTGACAACAACGGATGCAGCGGCGAAGACACGACCTACTGCACTTACAACAAGGGCAGCACGGATTGTGACGAAGGGCTCGGTGACGTTCGAGGCTCCTGGTGCGATCACACCAATTGTTCGGAAGCCGAGTTTGGGTTGCCACCGAATCATGTGCTTTACAATTACGCGAGCGACGATTGTGTGGGAGAAATAACATGAGCTGCCCGCATGAAACGGCGCGTCGGTTTCGACAAGGCCCTGACCATACGCTGATACCGTCGATCGAGTGCGCACGCATGTTCGATGCCCTTGGCTGGACGGTCGCCGGGCCCCTCAGTATCTGCGAGGCATGCCAATCCGCGGGCGCAGATAAGTTGCCTGCTGAGGAATCGGAGTTTGGCCGCGCCCGGATCGCCACGTTGATTGGAGCACGCCTCCAACATGGCGATATGCCCGAATGGCAGGCCGCAAACCCGATTGACATTCATGCGCTTTTCACGCGCTACGCAGGCATGGTCACGCGCGAGAAACTCGAGACTTGTTACGACGCTATGACGCTGCGCTGGATCGCGACGCCGGAAACCCGGAACGGGAAAGCCTACGGACACAGCGAAGCGACGGCCCGCACCAAACTCAAAAAGATCGCCACCGACCACAAGCTTACAGCACGTTACATCGAGCACGCATCATGGCTGACGCGGGAAATAGCAGCCGGTCTCCTCGCAGATATGAGGGCGGGCGGCTGCACCGGCTGCAGGGGGGGCGCTGCATGAACGCGACCGAAATTCTGGCGTCTGCAAAACGAACGCACTGCGGCTCCTGCGGCCAGCAGACGCCGCTCCAGGCGCGCGCGGCGCTGGCCGAGCCCGACTATCCCATGGACCTGATCCTGACCTCGGTCCTGGCCGCCGGCGACGCCGTCGTGCTCTCGGCCGCGATTCGCGACCTGCATCGATGCTACGAGGGATGTTTCCGCACGCACGTTATCACCTGCGACGATTCGATGCTCTTCGACGCCGCGCCCTGGCAGACGCCCCGCGCAGATCTCGACGAACCGGAGCCGCTTGATCTTCATTACCCGGCGGTGAAGCGCTCGAATCAGCGCCAACTCCACTTCCTCGTCGGTTACATCGAGTATCTGAACGAGATGCTCGGCCTCAAGATCCGCCTCACGGAATTTCGCGGCGACCTGCACCTGACCGACGACGAGCGCGCGATGCGCCCGATGCCCGAACCCTACTGGCTTCTGCTCGCCGGCGGCAAGAGAGATTATTCGGCAAAGACCTGGCCCGCTGCGCGCTGGCAGACCGTCGTCGATATGCTCAAGAGCCGAATCGCCTTCGTCCAGGCGGGCCACGTCGAGCATCAGCACCCGGCGCTGCGCGACGTCGTCGACGTGCGCTCGCAAACCAACCTCCGCCAACTCGCGCAGCTCGTCTATCACTCCGAGGGCGTCGCCTGCGGCGTCACGGGCGCCATGCACATGGCCGCCGCCTTCAACAAACCATGCGTCGTCGTCGCCGGCGGACGCGAGCCCCCCTGGTGGGAAGCATATACGCGGGCGAATCGCGACGCGACCCTGCGCCACTTCGACCCGGACTACCCCCGCCTCGGCACCCAGGCCGACGACATGATCGAGCATCGCTTCCTCGACACCATCGGCCGCCTCGACTGCTGCAAGCGCCGCGGCTGCTGGCGGAGCAAGGTCCTCGACGGCGAGCCCCGCGAGCGCTGCCCTCACCTCCACGACGACGGCGACGGCCAGATCTACCCCGAATGCCTGAGTCTCATCGAGCCCGAGGACGTTGCCGAGGCAATTACGAGTTACGCTCTCGCGCCCGCACCCGTTCCGGCCCCCTGCGTCACTCTTGGCCGTTCGACAATCCGCAATCCGCAATCCGCAATCCGCAATCGTTTGCACGTGCTGGCGAATATGATCTGTCGCGGCGGCGGCGAATACTCGACGCTCGAACTCATGCGCCGCCTGCGCACGCGCAGCGAGCATGAGATTCACTTCTGGCCGCTGACGCCGATCAATCCCTCCTGGCGCGTCGAAGTCTTCAACGCCTGCGACCGGGTCCATCGCAAGTGGACCGAGATCGACATCGCCGAGACCGATCATGTCTTGATCTACGCCAATGACTGGCCGTACAAACTCCAGGGCGCCGATGCCGATGTCTGGCGCGCGCGCCTCGAAAACGCCGCCTCGGTCCAGATCGTCCTCAACTTCGTCTGCGGCCCGATCCCGAAACAGCACTGGCTCGCGAAAAACCTGACCGGCGTCTATTTCCTCAGTTCGAGCCTCGAGGCCGGCTGGAAAAACGCCGTCGCCGCCGGCCCCCTCGCCGACGTCCCGACGTCTGTGCTGCCGCCGCCGACCGACCTCGAACCGTTTTTTGCCATAGATCATTCCGCAATCCGCAATCCGCAATCCGCAATTGTTATCGGTCGCCTGGGCGGCTCCGCGCACAAACTCCCGCCCGACGCCGCCGCCTGGTATCGCGCCCAGGCCGAGCGCCTGCCCGGGGCGCAATTCTGGTTCATGCCCGCGCCGCCGGATCTGGCCCGCGAATTCGCCGACGATCCGCAGTTCCGATTCCTGGCCCGGGACGAGATTCCCGTCGCCGAATTTCTCGCCGCCTCCGACATCTTCCTCTACCCGGTCTCGCCGCGGGTCAAGGACCAGGGCCCGCGCGTGGTCATGGAGGCGATGGCCGCCGGGTGCGCCGTCCTGACTGAGCCGCGCGACGGCTGCCTCGACCGGATCGAACACAATGTCACCGGCCTCCACGCCGCCTGGCCGGCAGCGATGGAAATTGTCCTGCATGAACTCGTCAAAGACGCGCCCCTTCGCGCCCGTCTCGGCGCCGCCGCCCGCGACCACGCCCGCACCTGGACCCCTGACGCCTGGGCCGATCAGATCATCGCCTACGCCGCGGCACCAGCAACGCCCCAAATGCGTGCCCCGGCGCCCGCGCGCCCGAACCCGCCCCCGCCAGGCGCAAAGACGTCACGCATCGCTCTCGCGTATAGTTTCCACGGTCCCCACCGCAAGCATTTTGGCGCGCAAGGCTATTATGACCTGCCCGCGGCCGAGCACTGGGAAATGCTCCGCGCCGCGCGCCGCCGCCATAACCCCGACAGTCGCTACCGCGAGATTCTGAGCGCCGTCGCGTTGCAGGACGATGTTCCGAACGACCTCGCGCGCGCAATGACAATCGTCAACATCGACGCCGAGCCTGGCTGGCAGCAGGGCGCCATGGACGCGATTCGCCAGGCCCTCGAAACCGCCGCCACGCTCGCCGCCGACTGGTTACTTTTCACGGCCGAAGACATCTTGCCGCTGTCGCTCGATTTCGTGTCCTCGCTCGTCGCGACCGCTCAGGAGCATGAGGCCGACTGGTGCGGCCAGCATCACAGCAGCGGCATCTGCACCCAGGTCTTTGCCGCTCGCGTCGCGTCATTCGTCGACGCTCGCGGCGCCTGCATCATTCCGCCCAAGCCTGGACATGGCGGCTGCGAGACATTCATTCTCAACTGGCTGCGCGAGAGCGGCCGGTCTTGGCACTTCGCCCCGAGCAAACGCTACGCGCACGAACGCGATCTCGCCGCCATGGCCGCGCGCGTGCTGACGCTCGAACAGGAGGCCGCCTGTGCATAAGAGCAGTTACGAGGAGATGCGCATCGTCCTCGACACCTATTTCGGCGACCGGCGCGAGACGCCGATGCGCGTGCTCGACGTTGGCAGCCGCGCCGTCGGCACCCAGAAAGGCACCTACCGCGAGCACATGGCGCCGTGCTGGCAATATCTCGGCTGCGACACGGAACCAGGCCGCAATGTGAATGTCGTCCAGCCCGACCCCTATCTCCTCCCGTTCAACGAGGCCACGTTCGATGTGATTCTCAGCGGCCAGTGCCTCGAACACGTGCCGAACCCGTTCCGCCTGGTCAATGCAATGGCCCGCGTCCTACGCCCGGCCGGCCTGATGATTCTGACCGCGCCCTGGCAATGGCGCATTCATCGCTACCCTATTGACTGCTGGCGGATCCTGCCCGACGGCATGAAGGTTCTGCTTGAAGACGCCGGCCTTGTGGCCCTGCGCACATGGACTCGTGAAAACGATTGCTGGGGAGTCGGCAAAAAATGAGCAACGGCCGCGACGCGCAGAGCGTGCTGATCGACGAGATCGATCAGGTGATCGGCGAGATTCGCAACACCGCGTCAGAGGTCGCCTGCTCCGCGCATCCGCCACTCGCCTCCGGCGTGATCGTCCTGCTCAAGTGCGAGCGCGTTCGGCAACAGCGCGTCCAGGGCGAGGAACTGCTCGAACATCACGGGCGGCAGGAATCCCGCCGCGACCTCAAGAACTTCCTGATCCGCTGCGCCATCGCCTGCGGATTCGTCTGCCTGGGCGCTGTCGCCGCCGCGATCATGCCGAATCTCACCATCTGGACGCGTCTTCTCGAGGTTTTCAAGCCGTGACGCCGGACCAGGAACAACTCGTCCTTGACAATCTGACCGTCGTCTACGCCGCCGTGCGACGCCTGCACGTCTATCGTCGCGATGTCGACGACGCGCGCGCGGCCGGAATCCTCGGCCTGATCGAGGCGGCCGAAAAATGGGAGCCCGCGCGAGGCGACAACTTTGGAGGTTTTGCCTGGGTCTATGTGCGCCGTGAAATAGTCGCGTGGTTTCGTCAGCGCTTCGGGCGCCCGCCTCATTCGCACCCAGCGGCCCTGCCGCTGACTCGCAACATACTCGCGACAGTCGCCTCCGCGGACGCTGACCCCAGTGACGCCTGCACCCGCGCTGACACGGCCGCCGCGCTGCGCCGAATCGTCACCTCGCTCCCGCCCCGCGAGCGCTTCGTGATCGAGCAACTGTTTTTCCACGACGAGACCCCGACCGCGGTCGCGCCGAGGCTCGGAATCTCGACCTCTCGCATTGCCCAGGTGCGCAACGAGGCCCTCAGCCGGCTGCGCTGCCGGTTGATCGACAGGGGGATGAGGAACTGATGATTGAATTCAATCTCGCGCGCCGCATGCGGATTCCGTTCGTCGCCATTTCCGACATTCACGCCGGCGCCGGCGATGCAGCCGACAATCACGCACGGAACCGCGACGCACTGATCCGCTTCGTCGCCGAGATTCCACGCGACTGGCTCCTCGTCGGCATCGGCGACCTCTTTGAACTCTGGGAATCGAGCGCCCGGGCCGTCGCCGAGCACAATCAACTCCTGATCCGCATCCTCTGGCAGCGCGGCGAGCAGTTTCGCTACCTGATCGGCAACCACGACCGCGCCCTCGACGTTCTGCGCGACCTCGGACCGTTCCGCACGCGCCACCAATCGCCTGACGGCTGGTTCGCTGAGCACGGCCACTTTTGTGACCCGTGGAATCGACCCGGCACCTGGTCCGGGCGCATCGTCACCGCGCTCAACGCCGTCGCCGAACGCGCCGGGCTGCGTCCCGCCGCGACCCTGGCCCGCTTCCTCGAATCGCGTTTCGCCAAACATTGGGGGCTGGCGCGATTCGGCGCCCAGGACCCGACCCTCTACCTGCAGCGCGCCGCCACATTCTTCCGACGCACGGCGCGACGCGCCGCCGACGGCTCCGGCCGCCTCGAACTCGGCAACATTCACCTCTATCTCTGGGGCCACACGCACGAGGCCGGGATCTGGACCGCACAGGACATTCGACTCGCCACTGGGCTCGAAATTCCCGAGGGCGCCCTCGCCGTCAATACCGGCTGCTGGATCGACGAGCATCGCGACATCACCGTCGCCGCCGGCGCACGCCTCTGGCAGGGCAGGGTCGCCGATTGGCCCGCGATACTGGCCGCCGCTCGCCGCGAACTGGCCGTCGCCGAGGCCCCCTGCCGCCCGACCGTCATCGAACTCACCGGATTTCACGCTCACGATTCATGAGGAGGCCACCATGCGCCTGATGATGCCTCAACCGACGCGGGACGAGTGGGAAATGATCGGCTTGATCGCTGCCGCTCTCGCCTGGGTCGTGTGCCTGATCGTCTTCGTGCTTCTGAGCGGATGCGGCGGCGGCCCGGAGACGCGCCAGGAGCAGGAGGCCGCGGCCACGCCGCAGATCGAGGCCGGCGACCTCGCCGAGATCAATCAGACGCTGCAGCAGATTCAAAACACCACGTCCATCGTCAGACAAAATTTCGCGCTTGACGCCGAACGTGCCCGAATCGAATCGCAGCGCCTCCGCGTCGAAGAAAAACGCAACGCGGCCGTCTATCTCATGCTCGTCGGCATGATTCTCTTCGCGCTCCCGTTCAAACTCAACCCCGGCGCCCGGGTCAAGGCGATCATGCTCATCGTCGCACTGTGCCTGATCGCGTCCCCGGCGCTGATACTGCTCTGGCCCTTCTGAGGAGGCCGAGACGACATGAACGGCAAACGCTGGTCGGAGAAAGACGATAAAACCCTCCGCGCCCTCGCCGGCAAGCACCCCGTGGCCGAAATCGCGCGCAGGCTCGATCGAAGTTACGGCGCCGTCGCGCATCACGCCATGCGCCTCGGCATCGACCTCAGCAACGGCAAGGTCGGCGCCGCCCCGCGCGCGAAAACCACGCGCGAACTGACCGACAATGCCCGCCTCGTGGCCCTGCGGAAAAAAAATCACGCGCTGAACCAGCGAATCACTGAACTGCAGGTCAATCTCGGCCACGAACAAGAGGTCTCGGACCGCATCGTCAGCGCCGTCGAGACGCTGCCGCCGCTCCGCGCGTGGCGGCAGCGCGCGACCAAGCGCAGAAAAGCCGCCGTCACCGCCGTCGCGCAACTCGGCGACTGGCACATCGGCGAGGTCATTGTCGAGGAAGAAACGGTCGGCTACGGCGTCTACGATTGGGCGATTGCGCAGCGCCGCATCCATCAGTTCTGCGCGGATTTTCTCGAGTGGATTCATACGCAGCGCCAGGGCTACAAGATCGACGAACTCGTGATTCCAGTCGTCGGCGACATGGTCTCGGGCGACATTCACGCGGAACTGAGCCTGACGAACGAGTTTCCTTCCCCCGTCGCCGCCTCGCTCGCCGGCCGCCTCCTGGCCGAGGTGACGCGCGAACTCGCCGGCGCGTTTCGCGCGACGCGCCTCGTCTGCGTGACGCCCGACAATCACGGTCGATTCAGCCGCAAGCCACCGTTCAAGCGCGCCGCCGAGCGCAACTGGAACTATATCGTCTACGAAATCGCATCTGCCTGGCTGCGCGATCTCGACCGCCTGACGATCAAGCGGTCGAAGGCGATTCGTTTCAGCGAGGAAATTCGCGACTGGACGTTTCTCATCGAGCACGGCCACACAGTTCGGGGCTGGATGGGAATTCCTTTCTACGGCATCGCGCGCCAGAAGGGCCGCGAGGCGATCAAGCACATGGCCTTGCGCCGGCACTTTGATTGGCAATTGATCGGTCACTGGCACAAGCCGTTCGAGCTCGACGGCACAATCTGCAACGGCTGCCTGGCGGGCACGACAGAACTCGATCATGGCGAGAGTCGCTTCGCCGCGCCTTCGCAAAACGGATTCCTCGTCGGCAAGCACGGTCCTTTCGGCCGCGTCCCCTTTCGCCTCGACTGAATAGAATAAGCATGGACCCCGCCGAACGGTTGCGCCGCCGCGCCCTGAGCATCCTGCGCCGCTTGGCCCGAGCCAACGGGCTCGGCGGATGGATCTTCGCCGTCGAGATTCGCCCCCTGCCCGCGCGTGACATCGCCGAAATCACTTTCCATCTCGACGCCCAGGACGCGACCGTCTCGCTCGATTCACGCTGGCGCGAGAAATACAAAGGCGACCTCGCCCGCCTCCTCGGCCACGAACTCGCCCACATCCTCGTCGACGACATTATGACAGCGCTGCCTCGATCCAAACAGCGCGCCGCCGCCACCGAGCGCCTCACCGACCGCATCGGGGTCCTTCTCGCCCTCAATCTGCGCCGGGGCACGTAGCCGACACCACGATCTTCGCGCGACCTCACAAACGACCCCACGGCCGCAATTCAGAAACGCCCCTTACGCCCCCGTAAGGGCCGATCCCGGCCCCCGCTCCCCAAAAAAACAGCAGAAATATTTCAGAATTCCCCTTGACACGTCCTATACATCATGTATAATACAGGTAGATAGAGGGGAGCAAAAAGGAGACGGAGATGAGCGAAACGAGGATGAGAATCGAGATCGAGGAGATGGTTCGAGAGACCGCAAAAGCGTATCAGGTCGTGGTCGAGATCGATACCCCGGCCGGCCGACGCGGAACCCGGATCTGGCTCCCGAAATCGCAGACCGAGATGGGCGACGGGTTCGCAATCGTCCCCGGCTGGCTGCTCGGCAAAAAAGCCGCAGACATCGAGGATTACACCGGACACTGGGCCAATTTCACAATGTTGTCAAAGGTCGCCGACGCGGCCTGACCCCTACACGGGCCGGCCGGGAGCCCTCGACCCCGGCGAGGAGGGTAGGATGATGGACGGGAGACGACGACGGACGTGGGCGGCGCGGATCGATGCAGCACAGGACCAGACCGCCCTGAATATCCTGGTTGAGGAACTGCTCATTGAGGAGGGAATCGCGGATCAGACGGACCTGAGTTTCGGCGAACAGGCCGCCCGGATTGCGGATTCGCATCCAAACGTAGCAGCGCTGCTCACCGCTGCCGAGACCCGCTGGTTTGAGTTGGACAACTGACACCGGGGCTTCGGCCCCGTGGCCGCCGCCGGTGTGGCGACAGCAATGTAGGCCGATGCTGGAGGGCCAATCGATGAGCGTAGCAGAATGGACGCGGGACGAGGTCGCGAGTGTGCTGCGCAGCATGGGACACTGGAACACACTCGATGTGCGGCCAACACGGGGCGGATATACCATCGAGATGACGAGGCGTGTATTCGGTCGTATCACCGGCGAACGGTACTATGTGCGAGAGGCGGCGGCGAGAGAGTACGCGGCGCGAGAGTGGGCGAGGCAAGGCGGGCGTTTGGCCATGCTCGCCGACTGCCGCAACGGGCAGCACCGCTGCACCCGCACAGGCGTCACCGTGCAGTGACGCCGGGGCTTCGGCCCCGTGGCCGCCGCCGGTGTGGCGACGGCGACATTGGCCGATGCTGGAGGGCGGAACGATGAGACTGTACTGGACTGACGGAGAGGGGATGAGATGAATTTCGCGCGCAGCCGTGACGCAGCGCATTATCGAGCGATGTTCGCGCGCAATTCGCGCGCAAACATCGGCGCGTCGCTGATGGCCCAAGCGCTCGCGGCCGCCACAGACGGCCCGGGCGCGCCGGCGGACCGCGACACGCAGTTGCGTCTCCAAGACGAATTCGGCGACGCCGGCGTGCCGGCCGCTCGCGCCCTGGATATGCTCCGGGAGGCGGCCGCCGCTGAAATGAAACGCCTCCGCACCCGCTGCGGCCTCTCGCAGGTTGCGATGGGGAAAAAACTCGGCGTGACGGGGAACACGATCGCGCGCTACGAGCGGGGCGAACTCGAGATTCCCGAGGCCCGCATGGACCTGGCGCGGCGCATCGCCCAGGATTATGCGACCAACTGGCGGCGCGAGTTGCGCAGCCGCCTCGACGGCAGCCGCAGCCTCGCCCGACACGGCCGCTGCTCGCCGGCGCTGCGAGCGGCCCGGGCCGCCTGCGCCGCCCTGATCCGCCGATGCCGGGGCAAAGCCTGGGTCGAGGCGATCACGCCTGATGAGGCGCGCGCGGCCTGCGCCGCGCACGATCAGGCCGTCATGGCCCAGACCGGCGTCCGCCGACTCTCGCACCCACCGATGTATCCGTGAGTCTCACGCCCCGGACGCCAGGTCGAGGCGATCAGTCGCCCGCTGCAAATTCTCGGGCGCCCGGCCGACGTAGCGCTGCGTCGTCGAGACGAGGCGATGCCGCGCCAGACGCATCGCCGTAAAAACGTCGACCGTCTCGGTCAGCAGCGAGAGAAACGTTCGGCGCAGATCGTGCGGCGTGACGTGCCGAATCCCGGCCCGCCGCGCCGCGCGCTCGATCCGGCGCCGGATCGTGTGTCGTTCGAGCGGCTTGTCGAGCCGCTCATCACCCTGGACGCCGGCGCAGAACAGCGGCCCCTCGAGACGCCGGCCCATGGCCTCGGTGAGCACGCCCCTGATCGCCGCCGGGATCGGTACCGACTGCCGCCGACCGCCTGACGTCGACCTGTCGGTTTTCGCCTCCGGCAACCAGAGCATGTTCCGCCGCAGATCAACGTTTTCACATCGCAGCGCCGCGAGTTCTGACACTCGCAGCCCCGTGTGCAGCAGCGTCAGAATGATCCAGCGGAGTTTCGCGCCCCGCCGCCGCGGCTTGTGCGCGTCGAGCGCCCGGGCCCCCTTGAGCAGCGCCCGACATTCCTCGCGCGACAGCGGCTCCACCTCGCGCCGCCGATACGACAGTAATTTCACCCCCTCGGCCGGGCTGCGCTCGATGTAGCCCCAGACGACAGCCTTCCGCAGCATCCCGCGCAACAGAAATATCTCGTGATTGACCGTACAGGGCGATACGAGCCTGCGCCTGGCCGCGCGGTAGCCCTCACAATCCTCGGCTGAGATCTCGGCGAGCAGACGATCCGGCCCGAAATGGCGCGTCAGGTGCCGGAGGCCCCGCTTGAGTTGCACGCGATAACTCTCCGACCAGCCGGCGTCCGCCTTCTGGTACCAGCGATCAGCGAACTCGGCGAACGTCACCTCGTTGCCGGCCCGGTCGCCGCCCGGTTCCGCCTGATCTGAAACGGCTTCAAGTTTCGCGCGCAGCACCTCGCGCTCAAGCGCCTTGCGCGCCTCCTCTGCCGTCTCCGGGTCTTTTCCGACGGCCTGCCGAATTTTCTTGCCATCGAGAACGGCATAGACGTAGAAAACATCTCCCCGCCGATACAAAGTCGCCATGATCCGAGCCTCCCTGCTGCGTTTGCGCCCCCAAACCAGGACACAAACAGGACACAGTATCCACCACCAGCAAGAAGGCCGTCACCCCTAAACCTAGCACCCCACTATACTTACAATGGTGGGCGACACAGGACTCGAACCTGTGACCTCATGGGTGTGATGGGCTTGATGCGGGGCCTCGAACTGGTGGCTTAAGCGCTGTCTCGACAAAGACTTGCAACGACAAGAGGATGGCGCGGGGGCGTCAAACGGCGGCTGAGACAGCATAACCGACCCGCGCCTTAGACCCCACCAGGGCCGATAGTATCTGCGCTGTGTCCTCGCGGGACACAGATTCAGGCACCGCAATGATGCGCCCCCAGCGGTCGCGGGCGTAGATCGTCAGGCCGATGCGCCGGCCGAGGAGTTGGGCTTCAAGGGCGGCCTTGGCCTCGGGTCCGCCGGGCTCGTCGAGCTCCGGGGCGTTCGTTCGGCGGAGCCTGATCTTCGTTCTCAGCCCCCAAGGATCTTCGACCTCGAACGTGTCGCCGTCGATCACACGCCGAACCAGATACGGCGTCGGCCAGGCTTCGGCGCCACACGGGGCGCGCACGGCGATCGTCAACAGCCCCACCGCGGCCAGGACGCAGAGCGCGAGCAGTATTCGTTCTGTCATATCATTGCCGCTCATAGAGAATCAGGCCCACGAGGAACATGATCACACCCAGGAGAATGAGGATGCCATTGAACTGGCCGGCTGCCGGGTCCATGCTGGGTTCGCCGGTATAGGCGACCCAGATTGCGCCGGCGATGGCGACCATGCCGCAGTTTCGCAGGAATCGCTCGCCGTTGAAGAGTGGCCGGCCGCATCGCCGGCAGGCTTTTGCTTTTTTCGAAACCTCGCCGCCACAGTCACGACATTTGATCAGCGCCATGCCGTCGCCCCCTCAAAATTTGACGCCCCAGACCTTCATCGCGCGCTGAATCGCGCGCTCGCCGCAGACGTGCGGCTCATGCGTCGGATTGATCGCAACCAGAATCCACTGCTCGCCGTGAATATGGATGCGCTTGAAGCTGTGGGTTCCGTCTTTCATTTCGATCACGGCCAGGTCGCCGTCGGTCGGTCGCACGTCACGCAAGGCTAACACTACCTGACCGTCGAGGGCAAGGGGTTGCATCGAGTCGCCCCGCACCTCGAAGGCGATCAAGTCCCCGGGCACGGTCGTGTCGTAGGCTTCCAGCTCGTCCGAGACCTGCCAGTTCATGCCGCCGCCCGTGATGAAGGTCTTGATCGACGCCAACGCCGGTTGCTCAGGAAATGCCTCGCCCTGACCCGTCAGCAACCAGCGCGCGTCGCAGCCCGTCCCTTTGACGATGCGAGCCAGAAAATCGGCGCCAGGCATTGATCCTTCAGAGCGCCAGCGGCTGATGATATTCGGCGTCAAGCCGGAGGCCCGTTCCAGGGCGGACGCGTTGCCGCGAAACCTCTCCGCGATTAGTTTTTCTATCCTGGCGAGAAAAAGACCGCCTCGCGTATCTCCCGGTCCGCACGCCATTTACGACACCTCCGTGGCGCATGATACTCGTATCCGAAGAAAAACCTCCTTGACATGTCCTCGTATACGAGTAGACTGCACTTATAGAGCATCCATGACGGGAACCTGGGGGAAGGATGGCAGGCGACCGAATTTCACGCCCAGCCCAATCACCTGACAGAGCGCGGCGGCCTTTTGCCGTCCGAGAGGTTCCCGCCTCGCCGTCGCGCTCGCCCTTTTCCTCGATGCATCATCCTACAAGAGCCGCCGATCGGATTCAAGCCCCCGCCACGTCAATAACAGTATACGGCGCGGCTCTTTTTTTTGCCACTTTCGTGACCGCTTTCGGTCTAACGATACCCCCCGGGCCATTGGACCATGTTTGAGAAAAAGTACGAGACGGAACTGATCATAGACCTCATTCGCTGCATCCCGAGCGCTCGGGCAGAGGGCGAAAAGGCCCGCGACACGCGCATCGCGCGGACCATAGGTATCTCGTATGCAACGCTTTGCAACTGGCGAAGCGAAACAGCCGACCAGCGAATCACGTTCGACGCGCTGTGCGGCCTGGTTGATCTGGCCGAGGAGTTCGACCCCCACGAGGTGGCCCGCATCCGAAAAAAACTTTTCCGGGCACTGGGGGGGGCGTTAGACCGCGCGCCGACAATTCCCCACCGCGACACGGGCTGAGGAGGAGTGAGATGAGGCGGTTTCGAGTGACGCATGTTAGCGAGGGGGCGCTTGGAGCGCCAATCGTGATTGACGGAGCCCCGGCCGCGCTGGCGACCCGCGCCGGCGTCCCGCTCCCACAGTTCATGCAGGCATGGGCGATGAATCCGCGCCGCCGCGCAGGCGACCAACTCGAATATTCGTCCACGTCGGGATTCACGCTCACGATCGAGGCGCTGGCCGAGCCGGACGACGAGCCGGCGAAGACGCAGAGAGACCCGGCGGAAGAGATTGACGCCCGCGACCCCGACGTGCTGCGCTTCGAATGTCTCAGGTGCGGACGGGAAATCAGGGTCCCGCGCGGGGCGCAATCGGTCTCGCGCCAACTACGCGCGCTGGGCTGGCGCCGGACGATGGTCGGCATCCATTGCCCCGACTGCGCGTCGCCGGTCGCCGCCGAGAAGGGGGCGTCATGGGCGTGACGCCCGCGATGACACCGCACGAGCCGTCGCTCAATCTCGATCGACTCTGTGACCGGCTCGCCGCCCACCTGCTTCCGCATTTCACGGCGGCCATTGATGCCTGGCGCCGGCCGAACCTGTCGAAACAGGAGGTCAAAACGCTCCTGCGCATCACGCGCGACAAGACACTGCGCCAGTACGAGCGGCTGGGACTGCCGCACATTCAGATCCGGCCGAACGGGCCGCATCTCTATCCGCGCCGCGCGCTGCATATGTGGCTGTGGAAATTCGCCAAGGGCGACCCGGCGACGCTGCTCGAGGCCGCGCCCGATCCGACCCCCCAAGACCTCGACGCCCTCGCGAAAGGCTGGGTCGCTGAAGCGCTGGCCCGCAAAAAAAAGACCCGCAAGAAGGCCGGCCCCTGAGCCGGCCGAACAGGGGAGGAGGCGACTGCCCCTCGCCTCCTCCCCACCCCCCAATAACAGGGGCATGGAGGAGGAGACGCTGATGGCTGTGACATTGGGCAAGAGGTATCGGGACACGTTCCTCGGGTTTGAAGGCATCGCTTACTCCCGGCACGAATATCGCACGGGCTGCACGCGCGTCACGCTCCAAAAACTGTCCGAGGACGGCGGCGCGATCAAGATGGAAACGTTCGACGAGCCCGAACTGGAAGAAGTTCGGACCGCGCAGCCGGCAGCGCCGCCGCCGAAACAAGAATCCGACCGGGGCGGCCCGCATGACATGCCGGCGGCCCGCCCCGCGCCCGAGCGCTGAGCAACAATCGGCCCAGGGGGGGGGGAGGAGGCGTGCCCCTCGTCTCCTCCCCACCCCTGTTTCTGCGACACACGAGGGGCCAGGAGAGATGAGATGAGCAAACGCGCGAGAAAACCGAGGGCGCCGAGGCAGAGCTGCGGGCGGCACGGCGGCCCGACGCCAGCGCACAAGCCCGCGAGGACGGGACACGAGGCCGAGGTGATGGTGGCCGACTGCTGCGGATGCGGCGGCGGCAAGGCGCTGCTACGCATCGATGGCGTCTGGTTCCTGTTCGTCAAGGCGTCCGACGGCATGGTCATGTCCAACGGACCCGTCCACACCTGCCCGCACTGCGGCTGCCCGCTCGACGAGCAGGGCGCCGACGATCTGGCCCTACGAATGGCGACACTCCTCAAGCAGCCCGTCCAGCCCGAAGAGATGCCCCTGGCGCCCGCGCGGCTGTATCGCTGGCGAGGCGAGTGGGACGCGCATCTGACGCAGGTCATGGGCGCCGTCGCCCCGCCGCGCACGCAGCCGTTCAAGATTTCCAAGCCCGCCCAGGAAACAGTTACGGGGCCACCAGATGAATCTATCGGTATCAACCAACCAGGTGCGTCGAATCCGCTCACGGTTTGAGGCCAAAGCCAAGGCGTGGCCCGGGACGCGGCCCCAGTTGCGTCACGCCCTGGCGCTGGCGGCGATTCTGGCCGAATCTGCAACGAACAAGAAGCGGCAGATGCGCGAGCCGCCGGCCCGCCTGATCGAGAGCATCTGCCGTCGGCTCGGGGCCCCCACGCCGTCGATCGATATTGAAGCCTCCCGCGCCGGCATCCTCTACCTCGCCCGCGCGCTGAGAAAATTGCGGAGACCGGCATGAAGCCCCATACAGCATTCAAGAACGTCTGCGACAGCGGCGCGCGGGAAGAATTCGCAACCGGCAGCCGCCGCGACACGCGCGCGGGTAAGGGCCGATACGATCTCATCACGCCGATCGGCCTCAAGCGCCTGGCCGTGCATTATGAAAACGGCGCCTGCAAATACGGCGACCGGAACTGGGAACGAGGCCAGCCCGTCTCGCGCTACCTCGACAGCGCGATCAGGCACCTCTACGCCTATCTCGCCGGTGACCGGAGCGAAGACCATCTCGCCGCTGCTGCCTGGAACGCGCTGGGGGCAATTCACACCGAGGAAATGACGGCGGCGGGCGTCCTGCCGCCGGCGCTGAACGACGTGCCGTCGGGAAAGGAGGCGTCAGGTGAGGAAGCAGGTGCAGGGGAGCGTGGGGGCGACGCTGGTGGCGCTGTTGCGTGCGAATGCTGCTGCGCATCGCGCGGCCGGTGACGAGGCCCGCGCGGAGCGACTCGAGGCCGAGGCCGACAAACTCGTGGCCCGGCACGGACTGATAGTTTCGCAACCCGAAAGGAGGCTGGAGCCATGTACGGCAGAAAAGAAGATATGACGCCGCCGCTGGTAAAGGGCGGACAGGGCCGCAGCGACGCCGAAGTTCACGAAAACGGCTTGGCGCTGACGAATCTCGGCGTCGTCACCGCAATCGTTCTCGTGGTGGCGATAATTCTGATCTGGCTCGCGGGCTTGTGAGGAGGCTGTCATGCAGATGCAAACTTACACGGGGCGCATGATCGATCCGCTGAATCTGCGCCCCGCAGACGTCGACATTATCGACGTCGCCCACGCGCTCTCGAACACCTGTCGCTTCGGCGGCCACACGCGCAGTTTTTATTCGGTCGCCGAGCATTCGCTTCTCGTCAGCCATCTCGTCCCGCACGAGCACGCGCTCTGCGGGCTCCTGCACGACGCGCCGGAAGCCTATCTCGGCGACGTGATTTGGCCGCTGAAGCCCCGCATGTTCCTCCAGTTCGGCGAGACGCCTGGTCCGTTCGGTCACTACGAAGATCGACTCTGGTGCGATGCCATCGCTCCGGCCTTTGACCTGCCAGCGTTCATGCCCCGCTGTATCAAAGAAGCCGACGACATGGCCGTCGCCGCCGAGGCGGAATTCTTCATGGGCCACGGCGCACCCGCAAGTTGGACAGAACTCCGCCTGCTGCCGAAGCCCCCAGTCGTAATCTTCAGTTGCTACGACCCGCCCGGTGCCCGGAAACGCTTCCTCGAACGCTTCCAGGAACTGAGCGCGCCCGCCGAAACCCCTGCAGGAGGCGTGAAATGAAAATCACGATGGATCGTAAGGCGCTGGAAGCGGCTGCGGTCGCCGCGGCGAAGGTTGCCGAGAAAAAATCCGTGAAGCCGATCCTCGAATGCGTCCTGATCGAGGCCACCGAAGGCGGCCTGGTGCGTCTTACTTCGACTGACCTCGAGGTCGCCATGCGCTACTTATTCATAGGCGGGACCGAACTCGCGGGCGACGTCGTCGTCGACGACCCCGGCGCCGTCGTGATCGATGCCGGAGTCTTGGCGCAGATCGTTCGCGCCGGCGAGGCCGATCTTATCAGCATTTCACGCATCGACGGCGAACCAGCGCACATCGTTTGCGGCGCCGACACATACGATCTGCCGGTCGCCGAGGCCGACGAGTTTCCCGTTTTTCCTGAGCCGCCGGAAAAGGGGCGACTTGCCCTCGAGCTGGACGCCGCGACCTTGTCCTGCGCTTTGCTGCAGGTCACTCACGCCGCGGCGTCGGTCCCAAGTTCCTACGCGCTGAACGGCGTCCTGCTCGCCTCAGAAGAACGAGGCGAGAGGGTCGGTCTCCGCCTGGTAGCGGCCAACGGGCACTGCCTCTGCACCCGCAGGATCGAAACGGAAGCGGTCGCGGGCAAAGCGCAGTCAACGATCGCGCCTGTGCCGGGCCTCGCGCGCCTGCACAACCTCCTGCCGAGCGAAGGCAACGTGACGCTGACGCTTTCGCCGAACCAGGTCCGCGCAGAGGCCGACGGCTGGGAACTGGCGATGATTCCGATCTCTGGTCAATACCCGGACTGGAACGATATTGTGCCGGAACCCGAGGACGTGAGTCTCGCGGTGCCCGCCGACGCCCTGGCGGCGACGGTGGCGCGCGCAGCCATCGTGACGGATCCCGAGAGCGTCGGCGTCCAGGTGAAAATCGCCGGCGGTGAGGTGCTGATCACGGCCCAGGCGCCGAACAGGGGTCGCGCCGAGGCGCGCCTGCCCGTCCTCTACACCGGCGAGGCGATGGAGGCGGTGCTGAACGCGAAATATCTCATTGCGACGCTCAAACCGCTCGACGGCACCGAGGTTCGTATCGAGATACGCGGAAACAACAAGCCGACGACGATCCGCACGGACGATTTTATCGGCCTGATCATGCCCATCACACGCGAGGATGCGTGACGGATGAACTCTGCCTTTCGCGAGCAGGTGCGGGCGGCGAATGCCGTCGAAGAGGTGGCGCGCGAGCGCCTGGGACCGCCCGCGCGCACGGAGCCGAGCGGTCTCAAGTGGTGCTGCCCGTTCCACGACGAAGAGACCCCGTCGTTCAATGTCCAGCCAGGGCACAAGGGCTTCAAGTGCTTCGGCTGCGGCGCGAGCGGCGATGTTTTCCAATTCGTGATGCTGCTCGACAACTGCGATTTTCCCACGGCGCTACAAACCCTTGCCCAGCGGGCCGGGATTCCCCTGCCTGACGATGCCCTTACCCATCGCCAGGCGCGACGCCCCCACACGTCGCCGTCCCGGCCCGCTCCTCCTCGCAAACGTCCGGCGCAGAAACCGTCGCGTCCGAAAGAGCCGCCCCGCGGCTGCATGGTCGAGGCGCTGGCCGAGGCGAAGGGCGTCTCGCCGGCGCTGCTCGCCGAGTATGGCGTCGTGCAGTCGGGCAAGAACGTGCGGATCGAGTATCGCCTCGAGGACGGCGCCCCCGCGCCCCGTCAACGCTTGCGCCTCGACGTGACGGCACGGCGCGGGAGCCGTTGGCTCGGCAAGGGGTCGCTCACGCCCTACGGCCTCTGGCGACTGGCCCATGCACGCGAGCAGGGCTACCTGGTCCTGGTCGAGGGCGAGTCTGACTGTTGGGCGCTGTGGGCGCACGGATTTCCCGCGCTCGGGATCCCCGGCGCGACACAGCCGCGGACGCTCGAGGCAGAGCATCTGCGCGGAATCAACACGCTCTACATTCTGGACGAGGGCGACGGCGGCGGCGCGACCTTTCTCGCCGGCCTGGCGATCCGCTTGCGCGAAATCAAGTTCGCCGGCGACGTGAAGATCGTTCACACGTCGAACAGCAGCGAGGGAAATAATGACGATTGAGACGCGGGTGGCTGGGCCTGGTGGTCCGGCGGGGTTCATGTCCCCGCGAGCCGGGTTCGATTCCCGGGCCCGCTCCCAATTCGCACTGTAGCGAGGCCGATGACGACAGCCGAGGCGGAAACGACGAAAGATCCTGCTGCGCTGCTGGTAGCCGTGGGCGCTGAGGCGTTTCCAGACAGGTTTCAGGCATGTCTGGATGCGGCTGAGCCTCTCAAGGAGCCGCCGGCGGATGAACCGCCGCACGGGGCGCCTGCAGGAAGCGGCGAGACACTTGCGCCGCTGATGTTCGCGCCCCGGGTGATTGCCGAGGCGTTTATCGAGTCGGGCTGGCGGCTGCGCTACCATCGCGGGGCATGGTATCGGTTCGACGGGCGTGCTTATGCGCCGCTGGCCGAGGAAGAATTGGCGGCCAGGGTGGCGGAATTGATTCGAGATCGCGTATGGCTGAAGATCACACGCAAGGAGCCGACGGAATTCGCCGGCGATCCGAGCCGCGCGACAGTCAATAATGTCCTGGTGAATCTCAGCGGCGAGGCCGTGATTTCGGGCGCACTCGAGCCGCCCTGCTGGCTTGACGGCCGCTCGGCGCGTAACGTCCTGATTCTGCGCAACGGCCTCCTCGATTTGGATCGGTTCTTCGACGGCGCCCGTGAGGAAATCGAACGCCGCCCGCGTGTCGAATTGATTCCAGGCGACATGCAACCCCGCGCGCGCGTCACGTTTCCGGACGAAGCCCCACGCGAGGTGACGCTCTCGGACGAAGGGGTCTGGTCATGCGAGTGCGAAGAATTCGCGCGCACGGCGACCTGCGTCCATGCGGAAGCGGCCTCTATGGCCGACGAGGTCGGGCTCGACGACGATCTTCGCCTCAAGGGCTGCCCCCGCGCCCCCTTACATTTCCGAGCGGAATCAGGACTCGCCGATCACACGCCGGACCTCTTCGCAGTAAACAGCCTCCCTTATGAGTTCGACCCGGACGCTGAATGCCCCGCGTGGGAGGCGTTTCTGGGCCGTGTTTTACCAGACACGGGTTGCCAGCGCGTCCTGTCCGAGTGGTTCGGTTGGTGTCTGATTCCATGCCAGGCGTATCAGAAACTCCTCCTGCTGCGCGGCGAGGGCGCAAACGGCAAGAGCGTGGCGATGGGTGTGTTGCGGAATCTGGTCGGCGCCCGCAACTGCTCGGCCGTGCCGCTCGAACAACTGCACCTTCCGCACTCGCTGGCGCCGCTCGTCGGGAAGTTGCTGAATCTGGCCACCGAGTGGGGGCACATCGATAGAATCGGCCTTATGACCCTCAAGGCGGTGACGGGTGGCGATTCGGTGACAATCAACCCCAAGCATCGGGCTCAATTCGAGGCGCTCCTGCCGACCCGATTCATCGTCGCCAGCAACGAGGCGCCGCGTGTGATTGATCGAAGCAACGCCACCTGGCGACGTCTAATGGTGATGCCCTTGGACGTGACGATTCCGCTCACAGAGCAGCGTCCGCTCGAAACGCTGATTAGTGAGTTGTGCGACGAGTTGCCGGGCATCCTGCTCTGGGCGCTCCGAGGTCTGTGGAGGTTACGGCGTCGGGGTCGATTCGCATTGCCGGAGGCGATGCGCCGGGCTGCTGTTGATATTCGAGAAGAGTCGAATCCGGCGGCGTCGTGGTGCGATGAGAACCTCGAGGCGACGCAGGTCGAGGGCGACTTCGTCGTGTTGACTGAAGCCTATTCCAAGTACAGGCGCTTCTGCGACACAGGCGGGTACAAGCCGTTGAATCGGAATCATTTCGCGAGGGAAATCAGGCGCTGGTTTCATCGCCAGACTGGCACGACGGCAGACGTGCGACGTGAGCGGCAGGCGGGGCGGCGCGTGCGCGTGCTGCATGGAATCACGCTGCCGTTCAGGCTCGAGGGGGAGGACTGAATGGTTGCCAGGCGCAGTGATTTACCGGGACACGACCGGGACAGGCGGGGCGATTTGTGCCACGACCCGGCGGAGTCATGTCACTCACAGAGAATTGGGGCGCGGGGTGTCCCGGCCATGGCCCGCGTGGCCCAGTCATGTCCCGATCAATCTGGTTTATCGGGCCGGGGTCAAGGTCTTGCGGCAGCGCGAGTTAGGACAGGCTGGGACCGGTCACCCAGTCAATTTCTATCTACACGCGTGAGAAAACAAAAGAGAACGCGAAAAACGTGTTTGCATACGCGTATATGGAAATTGATCGGGCCACCGGGACAATGGCTACAAACACGGCGCGAACCAGACCGGCAGAACGGGTCCTTCCTGCCCACCCCAAGCCGGGCAGTTAGAGGTGATGGCGTGGAAAAAGGGACAATGACCGGTCGGTTTGGGCCGGCAGGGGAGGCGCTGGATGGCTAAGCCCCTCGTCTTCGGCGAACCGGTCGCCGCTGCGCGCCTCGCCGGCGATGCGACCGACGTCGCGCGCCGCCGCTCGCGCCGCGCCACCGCCCGGGATGTCGCTATCGCCCCGGTGGCGGATCCCGCGCGCCGCGAGCGGTGCCGCCTGGACCTGCGCGCCTTCTGCGAGCTCTACCTCCCGGACCTCTTCACCCTCGCCTGGTCGCCGGATCACCTGACCATCATCGCACGCCTCGCCGACTGCATTCTCTACGGCCGCCGTTACTGTCTCGCGGCTGCCCGCGGCACCGGCAAAAGCACGCTCGTCATCGCCGCCTGCCTCTGGGCTATACTTTACGGACACCGCAGTTTTGTCGTCATCCTCGGCGCGACTCACGAGGACTCGAAGGCGCGGCTCGAGTCCATTCGCCTCCTGATCGAAACTTGCGACGCGATTCACGCCGACTTCCCCGGCCCGTGCTCGTGCGTCCGTGCCTTGGAAGGCGCATGGAACCGGAGCAACGCACAGACCGTCGCCGGCGAGCGCACGCACATCAAGTGGGGCGGTACATTTTTGAGCGTCTTTCCAATGATCGACGGCGAGCCATCCAGCGGCGCCGTCGTCGCGACACGCTCAATGGATTCTTCGATTCGCGGCATCCAGCACACAAAACCCGACGGGACAATTATCCGCCCCGATCTCGTCCTGCTCGACGATCCGCAAACGCCTGAACAGGCGGCCAGCGAATTCCAGGTCAACAAACTCGAAAACAGAATCAAAGGGGATGTTCTGAACCTTGCCGGCCCGAACGTCAGCCTCGCCGCGTTCATGCTCATCACCGTGATCGCCGAAGACGACATCGCCATGCGCTTCCTCGACCACCAGCGCCACCCGACCTGGCGCGGGCAGCGCTTCCAGTTGATTTACAAGCCGCCCACGAATCAGGGCCTATGGGAGCGATACGACGTAATTCGGCAGACCTCGCTCGACAAGCACGGCGACGAACGCCTCGCCGCCGAGTTCTACGCGGCCCATCGCGAGGCCATGGACGAGGGCGCCGAGGTCGCCTGGACCGAACGATACCGCCCCGAGCGCGGCGAAATCTCCGCAGTGCAATTCGCGATGAATGAGCTATTCGATTTGGGGCCCGCCGTCTTCCGCGCTGAGTATCAGAACGAGCCGCCGCCACGCGAAGATCTCGCCGCCCTCGTCCTCGATGCCTATAGAGTCGAAACCAAATCGAGCGGGCTGGCACGCGGCGCCGTCCCCGAAAACGCCCTGAGCCTCGTCAGCGGATGGGACGTGGGCAAATTCGGCATCTACTGGATCGTCGCCGCCGTGGGACCCCATCGCGTCGTCAGCATCATCGACTACGGCATGCAGGAAATCGACGCCCCGACGGGCCGCATCGACCCCGCCGACATGGCCCGGACGCAGGCCCTCGAAATCGCCATCCTCAACGGTTGCCGGCGGCTCCACGACAAATTCACCGCCGACCCCTACGTCTGCCCCGCGACCGGCGAGGCGCATGAAGTCGACTTGACGCTCATCGACGCCGGCTACCAGGCGGTGGCCGTTCACAAGTTCTGCAGCGAAGATCCTGCGCGCCTCGGCGCCGTGCGCGGATGCGGCACCGCGCGCCACCAGCCGAATTTCTACATCCCGCGCAAGACGCTGATCACGCACGACGGCAATCTCTACCTCAAACCCGACGCCTCCGGCCGCCGCGTCCACTACGCGAATGTCGATGTCTACAAAGAGCAGGTGCAGGGCGGATTCATCCTCGAACCCGACGCCCCCGGCTCGCTCGCGCTCTTCGAGCCCGAGCATCGCCGCACGCACCACAGCATCGCCCGTCACATCACCGCCGAGATTCAGACCGAAGTCGACCCGGGCGTTTTCAAATGGACCAAAGCCCGCGGCCGACCCGACAACCACTGGCTCGACGCCACCGGCTACGCGCTGGCCTGCATTTCCATCCTCGAACACAGTCGCCCGCTCCTGGCCGTCGATTCGCCCGAGCTGGAAGAACCCGAGGAGCCGGACGACACGCCGCAACCGCGAAAGCAGCGCCAGCGCCGCGACCCGCCGCCCAGGAGACAAAACGCGCGGCGCGCCGCGAAGCCCCCGCGCAGCCGGCCGCGCAACGCGAACGCACGCAACCGCGACAGCGGGCGCGAATCGCGCCCCTGGATCAACGCCCCCGGCCGAAAACCATGGATCTGAGGGACTCGAAAGGAGACGAGATGGCCGACGAGCAGAAAGAGAGAAAGAAACGCCGCCAGCCCGCGAGCAGCCCGCCGCCCGAGCGGCTCAATGTCCGAGAAAAGCCGATTCTCTGGAAGCCGCGCGCCCTGATTCAGTGCCCGGCGTGCAAAAAGCGCAAATATCAGAGCGGCATTCGCGACGTCGTCTGCTACGCCGCCCGCGCAGGCGTCCACTACCTGCGCTGCAACGTCTGCGATTTGCGATTCAAGGCCATCGATCCGCGCGAGAAACGCCTCGCCGAGGCTCGACAGCGCGCCGAACGCGACGAGATCACACGCGCGAACCTCAAGACGGCCGGCATCCGCCTCCGCATGGCCGTCAAGGAATTTCGCGCCAGCCGCCGCACGCGGGACGATGCCATCGCCGAAATCAAGCGCGCCCGGGCCGCCCGCGCCGAGTTCGAGGCGGAGGCGGAGAAAAAATCGTGACGCGCATCCCGACAGTCATCAAATCGTCGAGCGAGGCATATCGACGCGGCCAATATCAATGCAGCGCCTGCTGGGAAGTCGTCGACGGCCGGCGCTTCGATTCGGCCAGCGCCCTGTGCGTGAATTGCGCGCGGGAACTCGGCTACCTGCCGAAGGGCGCCGGCGCCCCAACGCCGGTCCGATTCGACACCGACACCGATCCACTTCACACCCTCACCCACCCATTCGCCTGCGAGAAAGCGACGTGAATTGAGCACAACGCAACCGACACGGCCTGTGCTTCGATACCACGGCGGCAAGTGGCAACTCGCGCCCTGGATCATCGCGTACTTCCCCCCGCATCGAGTCTACGTCGAGCCATTCGGCGGCGCAGCGTCCGTCCTGCTGCGCAAACCGCGGAGCTATGCGGAAATCTACAACGACATCGACGGCGAAGTCGTAAATCTCTTTCAGGTCGTTCGGGATCGAGGAAAAGAGCTCGCGGCGGCGCTGACGCTGACGCCCTTCGCCCGGGCCGAATATCGGGCAGCATTCCAGCCCTCAGACGATCCGCTCGAATCCGCGCGCCGCCTCATCGTCCGCAGTTTCATGGGCTTCGGGTCCGATTCGATACTCCTCAGCCGCGCGAGCGGATTCCACGCCAGCAGTAACCGTTTGGGAACGACGCCCGCCCATGACTGGCGTCATTATCCCGCCTGCCTCGCGGCAATAATCGAGCGCCTGCGCGGAATCGTGATCGAGCAACGCCCCGCCCTCGAAGTCATGCAGCAACACGACGGCCCGGGCACCCTGCATTATTGTGACCCACCTTACGTCCAGGACACGCGCTCCAGCCTGGCTCATCAGGCGAGATGCTACAAGCACGAAATGAGCGCCGCCGATCACGTCGCCTTGGCGGAATTTCTCCACGCCTGTCAGGGATTCGTGGTTCTGAGCGGCTACGACTGCGAATTGTACCAGGGCCTCTACGGCGATTGGCCATCGACGCACAAAGAGGCCCTGGCGGACGGCGCCCGCCCCCGCGTCGAGCATCTCTGGCTATCGCCCAGGACCGAGGCCGCACTACTGCCGCTCTTCGCCAATCTGCATGAGGACACGACATGACGCCGAATAGCGCGACGATCAAGAGGGACGAATCACGAATCCACGTCGTGCGCGAGCGGGGGGGGATGGGCGACTGGATCTGTATCAGCGCCGCGCTCGACGGCCTCGCCGAGAAATGGCCGCGCCGCCCGATCACGGTCTGGGGTCCGGCGAAATATCGCGACCTCATCCTGCAGGGGCACTGCGACGGCATGGACCGACCCAACTGCGCCTGGCAGGCGACCGACGAACTCACCCTCCGCGACCGACCCGACGCGCCGCTGCGCCCGCAATTCGACGGCACCGTCATTGATCTGAACGGGCCATGTCCCGCGAAAGCGCACGAGCGCGCCACCGCCGGCAAGCCGTTCAGGTCACGAATCGAACTTTTCGCCGAGGCGGCCGGCGTCACAGCGCAGCGGCCAGTCTTCAGCCTCAACCCCGACGAACTCACGACGGCCACGAGCCAGCGCCAGGATCTGTCGCGCAGCATCGCGATTGCGCCGCACGCCGCCGCAATCGTCCGATCGTGGCCGCCGTCACATTGTCGAATGCTCGCCGCGCATCTCGAGCAGGCCGAGATTCCCGTCTTGTGGCTCGACGAGACCGAGGACTATATTCGCGACCTGCCCGGGCTCAAATCCTGGGGCCTGAGTTGGAGCGAACTGGCAATTACGCTGATTCGCTGCCGCTGTCTGATCAGCGTCGATACCGGCATCCTGCACCTGGCCGGCGCCCTGACCGTGCCCGCGCTCGGGCTCTTCGGCCCGACCGACGCGCGCCTCGCGGTGAACTTCTACCCCCTCTCGGCCGCGATTCAGGGCTCGCGCCCGCCCGGCCTGGACTGCCCCTGTCACTATCAGAACGAGCGCGGATTCGGCGCCCTCGCCTGCGGCGCCGGCGAGCCCGGATGCGGCTCGATGCGCTCTTTGAAGCCCGCCGAAGTGGCCCGCGCCCTCGTCGTCACCCTGAAAAATTCGAGGCTGCCAAAATGACCAGGACCGCGCGCAAGACCTATAAAAACATCGCGCTGATCAGCGACGCCGACTCGCCGGGGCCGTTCCGGCATCAGATCGACGACTGGCAGATCAATGGCGTCGAGGCGCTGGCCTGGGCGCTGACGCACAAAGATCGAACCGTCACCGTCTGGCACGGGACGGAGCCCGATGAGGCATTTCTCAACACGATCTGTGGACATTGTGACGCCGTTCTGATCAACCTCAAACACTCGCTCTGGGACGCAGCGCCGATCATCGCGCATCGCGCGCGCGCCGCCGGCATCGCGGTGTGGGGCTATCAGGAAGGACCCTCGAACCTGCTCGGCCTGCTCGCGCCCGGGCCGCTCGAACGATTCCGCGAGGCCATGCGCGCCTGCGACCGCATATTCCTCTATGACCGGCGCGCGCTCGATCTCTGGCGCGCGGCACTGCCGGGAATTCCTGTCTCGTGGCTGCCGCTGCCGGCGCCGGTCGAGGTCTATGAGAAATATCGCATCCCGCTCAAAGATCGACCTGGCGGGACAGGGAGCCGCGAGCCGGCGCGCGTCGCCCTCTGCCAGCCGATCAGCGCGAAACGCGGCGCTGCGCTCTCGATCACGCTCGCGGCACAGATGGGCACCCGGCGGAAGCCCGTCAGCATCTTATGCCAGGGCCACTCGCCGTGCGACGTGGGTCTCGCAGCGCGCCTCATCACCGAGACGAATCTCGGCGCAACGATCCCTGATGCGTTCGGCCACCTGCCATGGACCCGCCGGCGTTCGCTGAGCGCTCCCCGCAACGAAACCACGACCCCGCGCCGGCGCCCGCGGCGGCGAATCTGGCTCCACGAACTCGCGCGATGCCGCCTGGCCATAAACCTCGACACCGCTACCTGCTACGGGCGCTTCCAGGCCGATTGCGCCGGCCTCGGCGTGCCCTGCATCGGCAGCAAGGCGCCGTTCATGCAGGATGAGCTCTGGCACGAACTCGCCTTCACCGGCTGGCGCGAATTCAGCCATGGGGTGACTCTCGGCCGCTCGCTTCTGACCAATCCGGCCGAGGCCGCCCTCTATGTGGCCCGGGCTGATCGCCGCCGCCACCAATTCACACCCTCCAGAATTCGCGCACTTTTTGAGGAGGGGGCATAATCTACATCGATGCCCCAACGGCCTACGCGATGGGATTCGCCGCCCGGTTGCCGCGCCGGCACGGGCGCCGCTGGAGTCATCTCTGGTGTGACGCGGGCGATGAGGACGCTCTACACGCCATGGCCTTGAGGATTGGCCTTCGCCGTGACTGGTATCAGCGGAGCCGAATTCAAAACCATTACGATGTGACGCCGCGTAAACGATTAGAGGCGATTGCCGCTGGCGCGCAGCCCATGAGTTTTCGCTCATGGTGGCGAGTAAAACGGCAGACCAAGAAGGAGGGTTGATATGAACTCGCTGCTGATGGACGGCGAGAGCGTTCGGGGAACCCTTGCTGAGCAGAAGTGGCAGACCAGGCGACTCGTGAAGCCGCAGCCGCCGGAGGACACTGTGAGGATCATGGTTGGTGAAGCCGTGCGGAATGGGACGTGGGCCATTGCGTACGATGATGCTGGCCATGGGCTGCCTTGGAATGCGCGCTGCCCCTACACGGTCGGGCAGGTGCTCTATGTGCGCGAGACGTGGGGTGTGCGGGCCTATGGAACTGATGCTCCTGCGCTGATGACGACGCAGTCGGATGGCCTCCGACTCTATCTGGAATATAAGGCGGACGACGACTGGGGGGCTGGTATACGACGCACCTACGTCCCTGATGATCCTGACTATGCCCGCATCCGCGCGCTCGTGAAATGCCACGAAGACGAGACGCGCTGGCGCTCCTCGCGCTTCATGCCTGCATGGGCGGCCCGTCTATTCGTGCGGATCACGCGGATCAGGGCCGAGCGCGTGCAGGATATAAGCATGTCTGATATCCTGGCCGAGGGCAGACGGGGGGATTCGGCAGACCTGCGGCCGTGGTTCCGCGACCGCTGGAACGGTCTCCACGCGAAGTTCAAGCGGGCGAAGCGCAATCCGTGGATGGGCACGCCAGAGGAATGCTTGGTTTCATATCCGTGGGGCAGCGGTACGGGGGCGACGAACCCAGTCAATGGCCGAATCCTGTACACAATCGGCAACCCCTGGGTTTGGGCCTATGACTTCGGCCGCGCCGAGAAAGGAGAGGACTGATGAGTGCGACGAAAATCGAATGTGCCGAAGAATCGTGGAGCCCCGTCACAGGCTGCACGCCGATCAGCGAAGGCTGCGCGAATTGCTACGCAAAGCGCATGGCCCAACGCCTTCGCGGTCGATTCGGCTACCCCGCCGACGATCCGTTCCGCGTGACGCTACATGAAGATAGGCTCGATGATCCTCTCTATCTGGGCTGGGGCAAACCCCGGCGCGTATTCGTGTGCTCAATGTCGGACCTGTTCCATGACGACGTGCCTGATCAATTCATCAAGCAGGTGCTGTGGCAGGCGTTTACGGCCCCCAAGCATAGGTTTCTCGTCCTCACCAAGCGGCCGAGACGCATGCGGGCCTTTTTCACCAGTGGCCGCCTGTCACGAAGGCGCGCGGGTGATCCATGCCGGAATCTCTGGCTTGGCGTCAGTGCCGAGAATCAGGCGCGCGCGGATGAGCGGATTCCGATCCTGCTCCAGATTCCCGCCGCCGTGCGTTTCGTGTCCTATGAGCCTGCGCTGGGGCCGGTGGATTTTACGCGGGTCCTTGATGTGCCTGCTGGGATGTCGATTGATGCGTTGCGGGGCGACAGACGGCATCACATAGGCTGTGACGAGGGTGGCCGAGCCATGTTCGAGAGCGTGGCGGACCATATCAGCACTAAACTCGACTGGATCATCGCCGGGGGCGAAAGCGGGCCGGGCGCGCGACCCGCGCATCCCGACTGGTTCCGCCGGGTCCGCGACGACTGCGAGGCTGCGGGCGTCCCATTCTTCTTCAAACAGTGGGGGGCGTGGACGCCGGAAAGTGGACGAGACTGGCATGAGTCTGAGGTACATGCTTGGCCGGACGGTACGCGGATGTATCGGCATGGTGCCGAGCTCAAGGTTCGGGGTCGGCATCGCCTGCTCGACGGCCGCGAGTGGAACGAATATCCCGAGGAGGCCACGAGATGAGCACGAAGTTGAAACGGGTCGAAGAACGGGAGGCGTGGGCGCCGCGCAGCGCCCTCACGGCCGAGCAGTGGCGCGCCGCAACCCAATACGCGCTCGTTTTCCCGGACGGGGAAATCAGTTACAGCGACGACGGCGATGCGACAGAGCATCTCGACGGCAACGAGCATGCCGTCGCCGTAGCCCGCCTCGCGGTAAGAGGCCTGTGCCCCGTCTGCGGATACGAAGGCGAGTTCGGGCCGATCACGAACGGCAACGCGCGGGAATCGATGCAGTGTCCGGACTGCCAGGCGACAAGTCGCCAGCGCGCCGTAGCGCATGGAATCATGCGCAGCATCGAATTGCCCGGCGAGCGATATATGACGCTGCCTGTATGGACCCAGAAAGTAACACAGCACGTATACCAAGTGGGACGGGATCGATTGACGCCCTTTCTTGACGACACCATGGATGTTCGCGTCAGCGAAAACAGCCTGCGGCCTGGCTGCGACTGTCAGAACCTCGAGCGACTCGCGTATCCGTCCGCGTCGTTCACTCTGATCGTCTGTTCCGAGGTTCTCGAACACGTCCGACTCTATCGCTACGCGCTCGCCGAACTGAGCCGCGTCCTGAAGCCGGGCGGGAGTCTGATCTTGACCGTCCCGCTGGTCGGCGGCGACGCGCACGAAACGTTCTGCGAGATCGTCACCGACAAATGCCCCGAGGCCGACATTTGGTCGCCCGACGCACCCGTCCACGCCGACCCGCTCGATCCCGCCGGCTGCCGCGTCTATCGCCACTACAGCCGGATGCAACTCATGTCCGAATGTCGCGCCATCGGACTCGACGGCACCATCACCGCCCCCAATATCCCCGCCCACGCCATCGTCAACTGCGAGGTCTTTTTGCTCAGGAGGCTACCGTGACTTTGACGCATGGCAGCCTCTTCTCCGGCATCGGCGGCCTCGATCTCGGCTTTGAGCGGGCCGGAATCGAGACGATCTGGCAGGTCGAGATTGAACCCTATGCCCGGCGCGTCCTTGAAAAGCACTGGCCCAAGGTGAGGCGACATGACGACATCAGAACCTTCCCGCCCGACGGATCATGGCCGACGCCCGACATCATCAGCGGAGGATTCCCCTGCCAGGACCTCTCAGTTGCCGGGAAAGGAGCCGGAATCCATGCTGGCCGGTCGGGTCTTTGGTGGGAAATGCTCAGGGTCATTCGCCTCATGGGACCGCGAATCGTCCTCGTGGAGAACGTCCCAGGGCTCCTTTCTGGAGAAGGGGGGGGGATGGGTGCGAACGTTTTTCGGGTCGCTGGCCCCGAGCGGGTTTGATGCGGAATGGGACCTTATTCCAGCGGCGGCAGTTGGCGCCCCGCACCTCCGTTACCGGGTGTTCGTCGTGGCCTACGCCCACCGTTCCGAACGGTGGGCGGAGTCCGAAGGGCGGCATGTCTCGGACGGGCATGACGCCGGACGGCAAGAAGCGGCAGGT